TTACATTGGGAATAGCAGTTAATATATTACCAGAGTAGCTATTAACATCCGCAATAAAGTAGTGTGCAGCATCATGTGCAACGATAATCGTTTGTCCAGGAGTATATGCAAGATTTGGTAAAGTATTGAAAGTAATTATTGATGTAAGAGGTAATGAAGAAAGATTTATTGGCACAGATGTTGCACTTGTTGCATATCTATCACTTGTTATTTCATTTGCCAGATAAGGAAATCTGGCATAGTTTCCTATATTAGTTCTATTATATCCACCTACTTGTTTCCACGATGGTCCTAAAAATTGCGATGTCATTTATATTATTATTTGTTATATTATATACTTTTAACATAATATAATATTAACTTTTACTTTCCTATTTCTTATTTTCTATTTCTTATTTCTTATTTTTCTCGTCTTTCTCTCGTTTCTCTCGTTTCTCTCGTTTCTCTCGTTTCTCTCGTTTCTCTCGTTTTGTGATACATTAAAGTCCTCAAGTAGTCTTGTCCTCAAGTCTTTTGGTGATGCAGAATACGACAAAACCTTCATTATATCATGTGTCGTAAGATTTGCCTGATGATGTTTTTTGCCGTTTATCTTTGTATCAACATGCCATTTTTTACCTTCGTCGTTGGATACTGCTTGAACTTCGGTTGAGGAATAGTATATTCTTGACTTTCCTCCTTTCCTTTTTCTCAATGTTTTTCTTATTGTTTTTTTCTTCATCGTTTTTTTATTTTGCATATATGGTATAGATGATATAGATTATACAACACGTATAATTTTAAATAAAAAAGTATGAATCTATATATATATACATAAGATGGAAAAAAATGCGGTGAAAAACATTATACAAAAGAAACTAAATATTCCTATAACCCCGGAAAATGTATACACAAGTCTAGGAAAGCATAATGCTACCTCGGACGCCCACACTAAAAATGCAAAGTATCTTGACGAGTTATATTCCGCAGCTTTTATGGCCGACTATTTTTCATAGGCGGACGCTCCAGCCTTCCCCGCCGCGGCTCTTTAAGCCCTTTACAAATATATATTATCCCAAATATACTTAAAGAATCTACCAAAAAAGTGAATGATGTAATGTTTTTCAAATCTATTTTGGAAATTTTGAAAATGGACATTTATTTTTGTCCATTTTTGATTTTTCATTTCTAGATTTGAAAAAAATGTTGAAAATCTCACTCAGACCATAATGCTCACAATCGTTTTTTCAACATGAAAAAAACGTTACGATAAATTTTGGACATTTTCTATAAGATTTTTAGTGGGGATTTTATGTTTTATCAATGTCCGAGAATGTCTATAAGATATTTATGTCTGAATAAGATTTAAATAAGATTTTATAATATTTATATATATTATAAAAACACGATATGCCAAAGACTAAGATCGATTATGGTCACACAACTATATATAAAATCTCATGTAAGGATAGTAAGGTAAAACACGTGTATATTGGATATACCACGAACTTCATTCAGCGCAAGTATTTTCACAAAAACAACTGCATAAATCATGAGGCGACTAACTACAACGATAGATTATATGCTGTCATTCGAAAACATGACGGATGGGAAAACTGGAAAATGGAAAATATTCATGTTTGTAATTGTGAAGACTATAATGCTGCGAAAAAAGTGACGCAAGAATATGCTGTGATGCTAAGAGCAACACTAAATTCTGTTGAATTAACACCTAGTAATGGATTGTTACCTACTATGGTGACAGAAACAACAGAGGTATGCAAAAAACCGAACATTAAAACAAAAAATCCCAAAAATCCTTTAACATTTTTCTGCGACATTTGTGACTATGTTACGTCAAACAAAAAAGATTTTAATAAACATATTAACACGATAAAACACATTAATAACAAAAAGTCCACAGAGCATAATATGGTATGCGAGTGTGGAAAGACTTATATAAATCGCTCATCATTATTTAACCATCGCAAAGTTTGTCCAATGAAATGCAAAGATGGTAACAATCTGGGTGAAGGTGTGCATGAAAAAGTGGTTAAGAATGAAGAGAACCTTATTTTACAGATTCAGGAAGGAGAGAAAGGAGAGAAAGGAGAGAACGACGAAAGTATTAAAATAACAAAAGATATGTTTTTGAAATTAGTGAATGATAACCAAGAGATGATAAAGATTATAAAAGAACAGCAACAACAGATAAACCTGATTATACCGAAGATATCTAATGTTGGCCCGATGACAACAAACAACAACACCACGATGAATAATACGAATAATAATTTCAATTTGAATTTCTTTTTGAATGAGAAGTGTAAAGATGCACTGAACATGTCAGAGTTTATAGAGTCACTGAAGATAACGCTGGAAGACCTGCAGTATTCGCGTTCGAATGGTTTAGTGCAGGGAATAAGCAATGTCATGATACGCGGGTTGAAAGAGTTGGATATTTATAAGCGCCCAATTCATTGCACGGACGTGAAACGTGACACCATGTATATCAAGGACAAGGAGAAATGGGAGAAGGATGAGAAACACGAGAAAATGAAAAATACGATAATTAAAATTGCAAATAAGGAGCGAAATGCAATAAGTGCGTGGGTGGATATAAATCCAGACTGGTTTGATACAGAAGCGAAACAGATGGAGTATCTAACATTGATTAACAAAGTGTGCGAACCGATTGAGAACGATATAAAAAACGAGAAAAAAATAATTAAGAATATTGGTAAAGAAATAGTATTGAATAAAGAAACGGAAAAGTTACTGATGTTGAAATAGGGTTAGGAAGGAATGGTTAGGAAGGAATGGTTAGGAATAGTTTATAAAACCGCGTTTTAAAATATAATGTTATTTTAGTATATAGCATTCAATGCCGTCGGAAGAATTGAAAAAGAAGCCAAAATACCCAGAAACTATATTTGGAACAAATTGTATGGGAGAGAATTGGACTGTGTGCTGTCCAATGAGACATTTAAAATATAATAGATACTCACAGACAAAACAAGTGATACATATAAAATATAGAGGCGGTATATATCGAATCTTTTTTTGCTCAAATAAATGCGCAAAATTTATTAAAAACTTGTCATACAATCACCCAGACAATTTTAAGAAATTATTTATAAAAAGTTTTAAACCGAATGGTGATATGGTTATAAAACACAAAGACACAAATGTGCCTTGTCAGGTTGCAGTTAAGATAGATACGTATAGTGATAGTGGTAATAAAACAGCAAAACAAAAAGGTGGGTCTGGAAGGGCAATGACGCGTAGAAATAAAAAATATTCGAAGTCGGTGTCAAAATCAAGATTTAGCAAAAGTCGTAGAAATAAAACGATGCGTAGGTAAATAATATATACTTATTATATAGGTTACTTAAGTATATATTATGAGTTTTCAAAGGGTGACAAAAAATTTAGGTAAAAGAGCAAGAAATTTATCAAGAAGCGCAAGAAGATCATTATTAGGGATGTATGATGTTTCTTCTGACTCTGCCTCTGATAATGAACTTGGTATTGAAGGTTATAATTACGATGAAGACGAAGAAGCTCTTGAAAGGTTGGAACTACCAAAAAGAGCAAGAAGTCCAACTAGAAAGCAGCAAGAGTATTCAGAACGTAAAAGAAGACGGAAAGGTGAAATAAAACAAGAAGCATTACAGCAAAGCGCCGATATTCAAACTAGGAATGAAAACGCAGTTAATCAGATGATTGAAAATATAAATGGAGTTCTTGGAACAAACGTTGGTAACACTGACCCTGTTATAAGATTTGTAATTCGACAAATTATAAATGCTCATGGTTTAACATCAAAGTCTATAGCACTTATGGCACAAAGTCGAATTCTATTAAGTGCTCTTGGTGAAGCTGCAGGTAGAAATGTATTAAGAGCAGGTATTGCTATTAGAACTGCAGGGCAAAGAACATTAGATTTTTTAAGGGGAACGAGACAATTAGTATATAGTGGTGCATCAATGGTAGCATCTAGTTTATCTAGATTACCTAGTATATTTTCATCACAACCAATAGCACAAGAACAAGGTCATCAACTTGACCCAGCTATAGCTATGCGTAGTGGTTTTGGAGAGGCAGAATCTAGACAAGCTGCACCTAGACAACAACAAGTTGAAAATGATGAACTATTGGCACGACATTTATCAAGGAATCTTGATGCTGAAAGAGCCGCTTTTTCACGTTTTGGGAGTGCTCCAAATGCAGTTTTAGCTCCTGCTTCTGCTCCTCCTCCGCTTACGCCTCCGCCTCCACCTGCTCGTGCACCTGATGCCGAGGAAGATATTTGCACTATATGTATGGCAGGTTCAGGTATAGATGAAAATGGTGTAAATCATGGTCCATTAGGATACGTCGTGGTACATAACCCCCCATTAAATAATCCCCAAACTGGATATGTCGATAAAGGACATCCAAATAGGTTTCATGAAGCATGCTTGCAGTTATGCCCTGATAACACGTGTCCTATATGTCGAGCAGATGGTCCAGTATGGAGAATGCAACGCCCACCAGGACAAGGTGGTGGTGGTTTAAAAAAGTATAGGTCCAGGTCTAGGTCTAGGTCCAAGTCCAAGACAAGACGCTTAAGAAAGTCTCGCAAGCCCCGCAAATCCCGCAAATCTAGAAAACCAAGGTCTTCGTCATGTAGAAAGTAAAAATAGAATAAATAAAATAAAAGAATAGAGTATAGAATAAAAATGAGTTACCCTTATTATCAGTCTTCCATATGCACAAGTTGTTGGTATGGTGGTTATGTAGAGCCTACGCTTGCTCCTGTTGGTTGTAGAGCTTGTGGTCATGTCGGCGTCAATGGTGGTCCACCCCCTCCAAATGGAGTAAATAATACGCAAATTCCATATGTGTCGAGTATACCCACGCAAAAGAAAATCCAAAATGTAGTTCGCGTGGATAGTTCGGAATATTTAATGAATAAAGCCGCTTTAAATGTATATACGCAACCGACTGCGACTTATAACTATGTAAACTGGAATCAGCAAAGTGACCGCGCAGTTCCGGGTGTTGTTCATCGCAATGTTCCGCGACGGGGTAATGGCAGTTCGACGCGAACCTCGATTACATGGTTGCGCCCTGGGTCTTCATCTGCAGGTTCGACGACCATGCAAGTAAGTAAAGGCGTAGATATGAAACATGGTTCCTATGATAGATATTTAGCAAAACTGAAAGGTCGTAAAGACTTACGGACGCAATCCTACGCATCTACGAGCACGAATGTTCCCGCACAAGGAAATAAGACGAGACAATTTGGTGTTGCATATTCAGATAACTGCCAGTATCCTGATCCTTTGGGTTATTGTCCGCCAATTTCTTTATAAACTATTGCGACGGAAGGTCCTGCTAATACCTAGAGTTTGAATTCCAATGTAACGTAACTATAATACACTATACATAAAATATACATAAAATATACATAAAATATACATAAAATAGTATATAAAGTTATTTTATGTATAGTGTATTATAGTTACGTTACTACTATCTCACCTACATACATCGCAAAAAATGGCTTCTAGTCACGCTCCATCCATATATAAAACACTCGATTTATTTATTATACGATATCCAAATATTACGGATGAAAAGTATGCTGAACTTGTAAAAATGTATACTGAAAAAACTGCTCTACATAATAAAAAAGTTGCCGAATCTGCATACCCCGACTCTGGATTCGATTTATTAATTCCTTATGATGTTTCCAGCCACATGTTTGGATATACGGATAATCGGCTTTCTTCGGTGACATTTCGTGTGCCACTTAGCGTGAAGTGTGCGATGTCGGAGTCGGCACCAACAACAACCGAACGAACTGCAACAGGTTACTATTTATATCCTCGATCTAGTATTGTCAAGACGCCTTTTAGAATGGCAAATTCGGTAGGAATTATTGATGCCGGGTATCGGGGTGAAATTATGGCAGTTGTTGATAATATTGACGTGGCGAATAATGACTTGAAAGCGTGCCTTGAGAGATACATGCCGCCGATGTCACGCGTGTTTCAAATTTGTGCGCCATCATTGGAACCATTTTTTGTGCGAATAGTTGAACATGAATGCGAATTGGGCGTAACGGAGCGGGGAAGTGGTGGATTTGGTTCTACGGGGGTTTAGGTGCGACCGCGGCGGCGGCGGGTTTTCCTGGAGGATTTAAATAATTTAACAAGAAATGTTTTGGCTTTTTTAGCAATGATGTAGTAATAAGATGCGCGATGTTTTTTGATGGTTCTGTCTCTAGCACGTCGTGTCATCTCACGTGCGCGAATATACGCGGAAACAAGCCCACCTTTACTTGGTTTGCATGTTCCTGCATTACATATGGGGAATGACTTTTTAGAACCGAGGAAACATTTTTTGCCACATTTTTTTAACTGGAGTGTTCTTTGATGCGCGGTGGGATTATTTTTACGCCAACTCTTGAATGTTTTTAGTAACTGCTTTCTTGTTACCATGGTATGCTGGTTTGCTTGTATATTATATAATACAAAATATAAAATTTTAATAATAATATATAGTATATTATTATTTACTATATTTTATAGTATTTATTCACTACCGGAGATAGAGTAGACATAATTAGTATTGTAAATGAGTTCTGTAGATAGATTTGCACGTCCTTTTACTAGTGAGTTAGCTAGAGTGGCGTCACCTATGTCACCTATGTTTGGACGAAGTAATGCCCCTCCTCCTCCTTCTTTTGCTCCTGTTGCTTCTACTACTTCTTTTCCGCCATTAACTGCTAAACTTTCACTTGTTCCACCACCACCAGTTTCTAGTGCAGCATTTCCTACTGCTTCTAAGCCTCAAACTCTTTCTTTTGCAGAAGTGCTTAAGTCTAATCCACCATCAGGAATAAAACTTGTGGCTCCTGCTCCTGTTCCTGCCAGTGCAACTGCTCCTCTTCCTCCTTTTAGATTATTAGAAGGAAAAAGAACAATAACAGAGGATTCTGGTGTTGTTGGTGCTCAACCTTTCACTCTTGGTCCTCGTCCTCGCCAGTCATCAAGGAGAAGACCACCTACTCCTGCTTCTGCTTCTTCTACTTCTTCTGCTGCTCCACGTAAAGATAAAGGTAAAGGTAAAGGTAAAGGTGAAAGTGAAGGTGCTCGTCCTACAAAAAGGGGTGTAAGTAGAGCCATTGTCCAACCTAAACCTGTAGTTCAACTACTTACCGCCCAACAAGAAACAGAATTATTACAAAAACAAATAAAAGCACAATTTTTAAAAGAACATTCTGAGGAAGCTAAAGAAAAAAACGATTTTATAAAAAAAGAAAATGAAATAGTAAAAGAAATACTTAAAGATCCAGAAAGAGCACCAGAAAGAGCGCCAGAAGCTATGAGTACAGAACCGACTATTTCAGAACCATCGAAAGCTGCTATAATGAGAGAAGTCGAAGAAATAAAAGAAACAGAAACACGAGAGAAAACAGAAGTAATGAATCAAGAAATAGCAATGCGACAAGAAATTGAAATGCAAGGTAAAAGAAGAAGAGATGCTGCTATGAGTGCAGCGCGATCTGTAATAAGTGAAAAAGAAAAAATGAAAGGTCTTAGTAGTATTCCCGTATTTCAAGATTATACTCCAGAACAAATAGGAGACTTTATTTTAACACAATTTCCACCTGATGTTATATCAGTATTGGACAATTTTGAAAATCTTTCGTTAACTAACAAAAAAGAAATAATTGATTTTATTATTTTAAAATACAAAGCAGTTATGTTAAATAGCCCTATTGATACACCTAATGCAGCTGATGTTGTATACAATCAACTTGGAATAAAATCGTTACCTTTGGTTGCTAGTGCCGGTATGGCTGGTATGGCTGGTATGCATCCGTCAGCTACAGCATTGTTGGTATGTGAGGTAGACCCACTAAGATGTCCTCCTGCTTCTGACTGGTGTTGCTGTCTAAGTAGTATGGATACGGATAGGGATAGGGATTTTACTGAGATAGCAGCATTAATTAAAGAACAAGGTAAAGAACAAGGTAAAAAACAAGGTCTTCCATTTGTTACCGCAAATCCAGATATACAACGTATGATGGCAAGATGTCGTCACGATGATATTCGTGTTCATGTTCCGGTTTTGGCGTCTGCATTAGCAGCATCAGCAGCATTAGCAGCAGCACCAGGTGCAGGTGGAGAAGACCCTGCAGGTTTCGATGACCCTTTCCCAAGTGTTATAATTGGAGATGAAAGAATAGTATATTCTATTGGACCTATTCTTGACGCTGAGTCAATACTTGGACGCCCGCTGATTATGATTCGAATACACAATTATAAAACTGGAGACTACCCAAATGGTATATATTTTTGGGTATACCCATCATTTAGTGAAGGCGGAGCAAATCGCGTTTTTCTTATAATAGGTAATGGACAATTTATGAAAGGTCCAGATTATACATTAACTACATTTATTCTTGACCTTTTACAAGTTCATATAAATAAATATTACACCAAACATTTTGTAAATAAGCAAGGTCCTGGTTTTACACCAACTATTTTAAATAATGTACAAGATATTGTCTGCTTTTTCGGTGGAATGATACATCTGCAGTCTATATGGGTGCACGACTTAATAGCAGGAAGAGATGTCAATCTAGATGATGATGATACAAACCCTTTAGGACCTGTGCCTGCCGGTTTTAATCGACATTGCTATACATTTAGTAGTGAACTAACCGACATCAAGAAGTGGTTTTTCAATGGTATTCCGGACGTAGCTGACGTAGATACATTTGAATATTCTCCTAAAGCAGCATTTTTTGCAACTAAATTTCTTTCAGAAAATCGAGTATATACAGGAGTACAATTCTCTAATAGTAGTTTTCCGCTTTTTTGTTGTTTAACCACTATTTTTCATAAATATAGGGATGCTCGTAAAACAGCTGTTAATAATTTTTATGACTTATTTAAAAGATGGCCCGATACACTATTTGTGCAAGGTTGTCATATAGTTCCAGGAGTGTCGCCTGTAGGATGTGTTGTAGCAGGAACTCCAAGCAATATTGCAGGAATGAGATACAATGTATTTATTGAACACCTGGCACCCCTAGAATTTGTAAAGAAATTTAAGTCGCTTCGTCTTGTTCCCCCTATAGTCACACCTGAAACCGGTGTTCCATTTACTATGGTAGCTAGGATGGGAAGGAATAGAATTTTAGTAAGAGAATTAATCTCACCTGGATTGATGCGTGATGTTCAAGAAACATGTCTTATGGTAGTTAATTTGGACCAAGCTGATGTTGAAATTAGACAACTTCAAAGTCAGGGAGCATCAGTATATGATAACGACAAAGCACAAATCATATATCGCCATTTACGTGAAGCATTGCGAAGAACTATAGATGAGGTAACTAATGTATTTTTTTCTACTGGAAGATTCCAGAGGTTAACGCGTCATCATCAACTTGAAAAAGTTCAACTATGTTTTAAACATTTTATTGGAATAGATCCAGGCGTTGATGTTACAGACTCTGATGAGTTACTAATGAGCATTATTATTCCAAGTGTTCAATTTTTAAGAGATGGTATTACACTTGTTAAAGATAGCCCACTATATAAATTAACAAGAACATTAGAGTCAGGAATTTACAGGCATCTTATTATGTCTAGTATATTGGATGAGTATACCCGAATGCCTAGTTATCCAATAAATATACCTCAGGATTTTGACCCTGTTCTTAACCCACAGGTTACCTGTTCTTTTTTAAATAGTGAAGGACAATATGTTGAACTTCCAGGAGGGTTTGGAGCGAGGCAACTTGGCAACTGCGACTTTTCAGGTATTTTTCAACACCCTTCATTTAATCCTTACATATTTTCTGCAACTCGTAAAAGTATGACATTTCCTCATGACGTCCTTGAAGGATATATGCAAGACCCACGAAGGGTTCATCCACAGACTGCTGCAAGAGATGCAACTATTCCAGTAAAAGTTCATACTAAAATGTTTCTAGTCCGGTTAGTATTTTCTACTACGTTCAGTGCCATTCAAATAGTTGTATGTGTTTCTTCGACTATATGTGTTGCAAGTCCCGTGGGAGGACAGCCATATATTTCTTTTGGAGTAGATGTGCAATTTAATGTTGTATCCATTGGTCCGATTAATACCGGTCAAGGCGGTAGTATGTCCACCGATGCAACTATATTGGCAACTATGTGTGACTATTTTTCACTCGGTTGTATGGGTGCTGCTAAAAAGGGAGAGTATTCTCTAACTGCGGGATACCAACAATTTTTTGACTATTTTGATAATTTTTTTAGAAATATTATCACCGAATGTATTAGTTATGTGTCTGCATATATTTCACCATTTAACTGCAGGACAGATTTAGTTATGAAGCACTTTGGTAGAGTTTTTGACGATGTAGGCGATAATCCTATTTCTGCTGCGATACGAGGAATGTGGGGATGGTGGGATTACTTACAACATGTTCAACCAGATGTTTGTGTAGTCGGGGGTATTAATGCCGCAAGTATAGAAACTGCAATTACAAGCGGTAGACGTGATATGCAGTTAGTGGTTCAAGCACTTTTTGACCCTATTTTGGGACAACTTGATGCACAAGCGGTTGGAGATTTTACGGGTGATGTTCGGAGTGAGATCGGCTCAGCGAGTTCATCAGAAAGGTCATCAGAGAGGTCAGATTCTGGGTCAAGTGTAAGTAGTGGCATGTCAAGCCTAGGCTCGGCGGCAAAATTGTTGCTAGCTGATACTTTAAGTTCAAGGGATAGTGACTCTTGGCCAGGAAGCATGCATAGCCAGGGTAGCCGAGATTCTGCTTCAAGTGCTGAACCTCTTTCTTTTTTACCTAGTGCTACTATGGCTTACGGAGGAACCAATAAAAAAACGCGTAAGTATAAAACCAATCGTAGGTCGAAATCGAAATCGAAATCGAAATCGAGATCGAGATCGAAAACAGGTGGTAATAGAAACAGAAATACACGAAAAAATACACACATGTCAAGAAGCAAAACCAAAATAAAAACAATGAAAATAAAGAGCAAGAAATTCCCTAAGCGTATTTATTTATACTCTACGCCACGAACCGCGCAACGTATGGCGTATAAATATCTCGGCAGAATCAAGAATGCGAAATTATATCCTGCAAGAAATCCTGCAAAGAAGTATATGGTTTTCGACCCGAAAAATAACAAGTGGGTGAATTTTGGGCAAATGGGGTATGAGGATTATACAAAACACCATGACAAAACCCGGCGCAATAACTACTTGACACGGACAAAGGGAATGCTTGGTGACTGGAAAAGTAATAAATACTCGGCCAATAATTTGTCCCGTCGCATTCTCTGGTCTTGAATGGTAAATTTACCATTCATAAAATGACTTAAAGCATTTGCAATATTATTAAATATAATATGGAGGAAATATACAAAGCGTATTTTAAGGATTATGAGGTGTCTAACATGGGAAATGTTAGACGAAAACTTACTGATGGTAACTATAAAGAATTAAAATGTTCAATCCAAAATAGAGGCTACAAATATTTTCAACAGGTAAAAGATGGTAAAAGAATAAATCATTTAGTTCATCATATTGTTGCAAAACTATTTATAGGTGAACGTCCTGAAAATCAAGTTATAGACCATATAGACAGGAATAAGTTAAACAACCATGTCAATAATCTTAGATATTGTAGCCAATTAGATAATGTAAAAAATCAAGATAAGTATAAGTCTGAGATTACAGAGCAAGACCCAAAGCAACGAAAAATATTAATAAATAAATTATATACGGAACAAAATAGAGAAAAAATTCTCAAAAATAAAAAGCAATACTATCAAAATAATAAAGAACATTTTCAAGAATATAATAAAACTTTGTTTGAATTAAAATGCGACGAATGTAACAATACACGACTTATTACACGAACTATACTAAACAAAGCAAAAAGAATAGGTAAAAATATTTGTATAAAATGCCAATCTGTTAAAAATCTAGGGGATTACTTGAATACTAAATTACCTCCTTATTCTACGATTTCGGAAATCATTACTGAGTAGGTATCAACTATAAAATTGAAAATATAAAATCTAACATATAAACGTTTAAAAAAACGATTATATATTATACCAGAACAAACCCACAAACCACAAACATGCCTTTCTACGCGGTTCATAAAGGAAAACAGCGTGGAATATATACCGACTGGAATGAATGCAAAAAGAATATATTCGGTGTAAGACATCCCGTGTTTAAGAAATTCAATACGAAAGAAGAAGCGGAGCATTTTCTGATTCACGGATTCGGCACCAAGACGAACCAGTCTATGGCGGATACGCTAGGAGTTGTGGTTGGGGGTGGTGCTGAGGGAGGTGCTGGTGGTGATAGTATCGAAAACGATACACACATTATACACGCATTCACGGATGGTTCACTTATTCGCAAAAAGAGCAAAAATGGTGAAACGAAATTGTTGTGCGGATATGGAATATATATTCCCGCATATGGTTTGATGGATGAGTTGCGGTATGCCGGCACTATACACGACAATAAAACAAATAACCGCGGCGAACTGAAAGCGATTATTGAGGGGTTGAATTATATTATCGACTTTATTGATAAAATGGCAGGAGGTGTGGATGGGAGTGGTGAGGGTGAGAATGAAAAACTAAAAAAAACGAAAATCATTCTTTATACGGATTCTTCCTATTCGAAGCTAATACTGGGAGACACGGGCGTGAAGTATAGGAAAGCGGGTTACCTTGTATCGAAGAAAAGCGGCGAAGAAGTGAAGAATGCAGACATGGTGCATGAAATCATGGAGATTCGCGACAAGATTAGCGCGTATGGTATGGAGCTGATTGTGAAGCACGTATATGCACATACGAATTTAGATACATTCGAAGCGAATGGAAATCGTCTTGCCGACGAATATGCAAATATCGGTGCGAATAAAACACATTTACATGCGAACGACTGAACGGAATAACAGAATAAAAAAGTGTTAGTTAGTTAGTATTTTGTTCGCATTAGGACTATTTTGTGGGAGGGCTGGGAGGGCTGGCACCTATACTACATTCAATACCTCTTCTGCAAATATTCTCTTTTTGTTTTGAATATTTGCAGTGTATGCTTCAATCGTATCGATGGCGATACATCCGTCGGTAGCGTCGTTGTGGTCGGTGTCGAAGGTATCGTCGGTATCAGCGTCGTGCTGTGACGCTGTTGATGCTTGTGATGCTGCATCTTCGGGTTGTTGTTGTTGTTGTTGGGGGTCTTGGAGTTGTTGCTGCTCGATCATTTCGGGTGTTGCGCGAATACGCAGCGGCGCCATAATAAACCGAAATACCGATACTGGTTCTGTTTGTCCGAATCTATGGCATCTTGCAATGGCCTGGTCTTCTACTGCCGGATTCCAGTCCGGGCTAACGAAATACACTTCCGAAAATTGTTGAAGATTGAGTCCTTCGCAACATGTTTGTATTTGCAAGATGAGCACGTTTATTGCCGCATCAGGTGCGAGGATTACGCGACGTTCGCTTTCACTTGTTCGCCCGTCCAGGTATCGCACTACAAGAGACGGAAATGCAGTTGTGATGCGCGCCTGAATATAGTCGATTTCCCCGCGGAAATGGCAAAACACGATTTTACGTTTGCCGTTATCTTTACGCGAGAGAATGGTTCGCACGACTTTCGAGATTTTGCTGCTGTAATTCTCGTCTTCTGTAGGTGGCATCCGCGGGACAGATTTGCGGCATGCGAGGCGAGGATAGATGCACGACTGCTTTGCTTGAATCATGCGGCCAATTTTAACGGGCGAAGGTTCAGGAAACCATGCAGGGGTGGCAGGGGTGATGAGGTCTGAGGCTGTGGTGGGATCCTGCTCCTGCTCCTGGTCTGCCAGTGCCGGCACATTCAAGCATCCAATTCCGCTATGAAGATTGCGCGACAATATCATTTCTTCCTGCGAGTCCCATTTCACGACGATGGTTTTTGTTGTCAGGGGCGGCAATGAAAGCCCGACGCTTTTTTTCGTGCGTTTGAGGACGTATGTTTGAACGATTTCGCGCAGATTGTCTTTGTTCGCATAATATGCCGCGGGAAGTCCAAGAAGCGCGCACAACGCATAAAGGTCGTGAATCGAGTTTTGAATTGGCGTTCCTGTGACAAACCAACGGATATTGGCGCTCAGCGTTTCGACGCTTTTGAAGATTTGGGTATTGCGGCCGCGCACATGATGCGCTTCGTCGAAAATCACGCGGTCCCATTTGAGAGCGTAGAGGGGATGCAGGCGATGAGAATTAGGACGACGAATCATGTGCCCGTATGTTGTAATCACGATGGGTGCTTCTGCCAACATTTCGGGAGTTATTTTGCGCTTTTCTGGGCCATAAAATACGAGCGCATGGTGTCCGGCAGTTTTGAGGATTTGTTGCTCCCATTGTTTGACAAGCGCGACGGGCAGCACTATCAGTGTGCGTTTCTTGAAATTGGAAATAGTGAGCCCGATCATCATGATTGTTTTGCCGAGTCCCATTTCGTCCGCGACAATTCCGCCGAAGACACATGATTGGTCCATAGCAGTAGCTCCTCCTCCTCTTCGCATTTCATTTCGAAGACAGAACTGAATGCCTTGGGTCTGGTAATCTTTGTGTTGTAATCCTGCATGTGTCAGAAAATCGTGAAAACGTTGAACATACTTACCTAGTTCCAATGGGGCGGGTGCGGGGACAGGGACAGAAACAATACGCGAATCAGGTTGGACATTGATTCGCGTATTGCGAAGGCTTGTGGGGATGTTTCTTGATGATTGTGATGCTGACATGGTTATCTATTGCTTGAAAATCTATTTCGTTGTAACGGATGGATGGGTCTATATTCCATTTCATTAGCATTTACAATTTCAATTTTCTGGCACTTTAATGAAACGTAAGCAAGTAAGTAAATTTATTTAAATCGCCTAGTATCTCGTCGCGAATATTGAGTAAGTCACTATTCTCGGGATTTTTAAAATATGGCGCATTTGACATATTAACAAGATATTTTTTAAATATTTCAATGCATAGTTTAAATTTTGTTACACTTGTGTAATCATAAAAGGGGATATGTTTCGTAGACGTAAGGTTTACACGTTTTCCTGTTTTGCCTAACATCGTTTCTACAAATTCGTCTATACGTCCATTCAAGCTTTCGTATAGTTCGTCGGTGGCTTTATGTTCAGGGTAACTAAATGTTTTCCAGTGATATATTTTAACGATGTTTAGTATCTCAATGAACTTCAAGACAATTTCACTTTCTGTGTATTTGGCATAGGTGTTTCTTTTTATTTTTCTTGTCGTATTTTTCATGGCTTTTATACTATACATCTATAAAATAATAATATTGATGTTTGAATTTCTTTAGGTTATTATAACCCCCGGAAAATTGAAGTGAAATGGAGCGATAAAATAGAATGCAGTGAAATCAAAACATCAATCTCGTCTACCTGTCAAATGTCGTCTTCGTCTCAGTCTGCTACTCGTCGTTCGTCTTCATCTTCATCTTCATCTTCATCTTCCTACACCTACGGAATCCCAGGTTCTCAGGTGACTATCAGTCTCAACAAGAGCGGAAATCATTCTCTCACGCTGTTGCGTGGTTCCAATCCAAACTCCAAGACTTCTTCCAGTATTCCTGCTCCCGTTGGTCAGCCATTCTGCAAGGTATGCTTCGATGCTGGACTCCCTGTCGCCGACTATACCGGCCATTTCGTGAAGGACCAACCCGGTCCTGGCGGAAAAGTCGTGTGCCCTACACTTCTGGCGCAGAAATGTTTGAAGTGCGGTGTTGCCGGACACACTTCAAGCTATTGCCCCCAAGAAGCGCGTCGCGAAAGGGAGCGCAAAGAGCGCGAACACGAAACCAGGCGCATGAATGTGAATGCAAATGATGTCAATGGATGGAAGGTTGTCGGTGGCGCCGCCTCTATTCCTGTTCCTCTGACCAGTTCATCAAAGCCTCAAATCAAAACTGCCGCACCTCCTCCCGTTGCACGCGGTTCGTTTGGTCTTCTCGCGGTTGATGAGCCATCTGACGACTCAGAGTATGAGCGCGAACAAGAGGAAGTCCGAAATACGCCTGCTGGTGTTCCCAAGCCCGTTGTCAAGGAGCGCCCTGTGTTGACTGGTCCGCCTCCTGCGGTTGAACCTGCCAAGCCACTGACCTGGGCTCAACGCGCCGCCGCTGCCGCGACCAAGACGCCGTCGTCATCATCATCATCAACATCTTCAGCTCCTGTTCAAACGTCTCCTCTCGTCGATACGCGCTTCCAGTTGCACTCCTTGTGCGACCGCGTTGAAATGAGCAAACGTGCATCTTCCGCAAAGAAAGTTGCGGCTGCATCTGCCGCAAATCATCGCGGGAATGCCGCATCAATTGCGCGCGAAAGTTCACTCAAGCGAAAGCAGGAATCGGTTACTATCCCTGCGTAAATGAGGTGCTGCTGGTGTGAGAGTGAGGGTGAGGTAATATCAGGTAAGTTGCGCGCACGTGTGTATATGTTCTAACACTTTTTATTACTATTTATCTAAATAGTAATAAAATAATAACGCTCCCCACCGGGCTCGAACCGATGACCTTGTGGTTAACAGCCACACGCTCTACCAACTGAGCTAGGGAAGCTTAAAAACACCCCTGGAGGGACTTGAACCCTCGACCCTGGGATTAGAAGTCCCATGCGCTATCCAACTGCGCTACAGGGGCGCAACCAACATACTATACTATCTTCATATATTATTATTTTTGTTTTTTAACGCACTGCAACAACAACAACAACAACAACAACATGCTTCTAACCAGATTCGAACTGGTGTTATTGGATTCAAAGTCCAATGTGCTAACCACTACACTATAGAAGCATACTTACTTACCAAAGAATATAGGACTCTCACTCCGATATTATTTATATTTTTTTCTTTAAGTTTGTTTTTTGATTTTAATATTTTAATATTTTAATAATGAAATGATACTATCAAAATATAAATTAATGCTTATATTACTTATATAGTAGTAATAAAAAAACAACTATCATATAAAGGTGCATAGCAAAAGACATAGAAGTAGGTTGAAATGTCCATATTTCATTATATGATTCTAGTATTTTTTTATAATTATTAAAAAATACAAAGATGCATCCTACTATAAGAAATAATAAAAATAATTTAAGTATATTTTTTTTATAAGAAACATTTATAAACAATAAAATACCAACTATTAATTCAAATAATATTATTAAATAATCCGAATATCTTGGTAGTCCAATAACTATTATTTCTTGTTCTCGCTCTTTCTTCAAATAAACTCTATGTATAGCAACTACTATAAAAAGTAATCCCGTGAGCTGTGTATAAATATCTTTCATATTACTATTAATTTATTTTATTTTTTTTGAAACTTTTATTTTATGTTTAAATAAAGTTATTGATATTTTATAAATAATGACTAAAATTAAAATTATTATAGTAAATGCAAATATTTTTGAATATAAATAAAATATCGAATATCCTGGTTCTATTTGGGTATATAGTTTAAAAAGCTTAAAAATTTTTTTTGCTAATTTTGAAATCATATGAAAAATATAATTATCCTTATGCCAGTTGTTTGAATTATCTGTATCAGGGAATAGTTGGTAACACACTGGTTCACAATACGCGTATCGTCTTGAGTGTGTGAAACTATAATAGTCCCAGTCAGTTATATCTTTTTGATTTACATTTAATAACCTTTCTCTATTTTTTTTGGTGTAAATAACTGCATGCGTTCCTCCTGAACAAATATTTATATAATGTTTACTATCTAATGTGCATGGAAGTTGTAAATATGGCAAACAACCCAAGAAATACTGGTAGTCTTTATCTTTATTATTATTTAAAAATGTGCAAATATCCTGTTGTGTAGAAGTTTTTTTAATTTTTTTACTAAATATAAAGTCGTCTTCTAAAATTAGTATATTATCATATTTTTGATTTTTTGCATGTGTAAATACTTGTAAAAAGGCATCCACCAAGTCATGTGCAGGAAGCTTGATGTGTTCATCTTTTTTACATTTCTTATAGCCTTTATTGAAAAGTATATAAACTTCTTTTGTTGGATGGTATGTTTTTAGTTGATTCATTATATCGTCATAACGACCATTCCCTTCTAGATGAATAATATATGTTGCATCTACGGCGTCATCTAGCAGTCCTTTATTATATTTAATTTTTTTAAAAGTATAACATTCTAGAGTATTTTTAACTATCATACTATGGTATATTATTCAACTATAAAATAATTAACAATAATAAATTCATAAATGAATAATATAAAGTAAATATATAGGATACAGATGTCTATGACACGTAAAGCACCAACAGAAAGTGCTACATTATTTAAAAAGGGAGTGATTAAGAAAGGCAATGATGGGAATAAGTGGGTTATCGTAACAAATGTGAGAGGAGTTCAACGTTGGCAGAAGGTGCAGGGGGCGAAGGCGAAGGTGAAGGTGAAGACGAAGACACGTCGTGTAGGTCGCCGTGTAGGCCGTGTAGTTGAACTTGGAACAGGTGATGCGTATGGGGAGAGTATTTGGGGCAAGAATAAACCATTGGAAAAATTTTGGCGAAGTTTAGCCTCCGGCAAAAAGGTGGTATTGATTCAAAAAATCGGTGGGCATAAAATATTTACTATGCCTACGGGCAAAATGACAGCGCGAAAAATGTTTAATACATTTGATAATGACCCGAATATAGTTGCGGTTCTTTCATCCAATCTGTCGACGGATGCGTATGAAGTGTTTTTGTATCCGAAAGCGGGAGATAAATCGGTAGAACACGTTATAAAAAACTACAAGAAATATTTTAAATCTGCAGGGCCTACGCCTGCAGACCTTATTGAAAAAGGCGTTCCCGCACAAGTGAAAGTGTTTTTTCCGGCGTAGTTAATTTTAAAAATGTATAAATATATAGTATATATATATAGTTATAATTCAAGCATGGATGTAGATTATAATGGTAACCCTTTACGGGCTTATTGTCCAGATAATTATGAAGTACTACCTGAAGGAACTATAGTGAAATTACATTCAGGTTTAGACGACTCATCTAAAGCTTATCTTTTATCTAAAGGTATAACAGAAGATTCTCTAGGAGTTATATATGGTTCTTATAAATCAGATGACAATATTATGGAATACTATGTTGTATGGAAAACGTCGATGAAGCGGAAAAGGCGGGAGGCTGAACGTAGACTCAGTATGAATTGGGACGAAATCATATCGACTAATAGATATATCTTAGAAAATGACTTGAGAAGTCTAAAAAGCAATCCTCGTCATCTTTCTGTGGCTCTTACAAATGCTTATGAATCACCCCGCGCCTACCTCTCCAAAGTTAGTGCGCTTCGTGCAAAATTCGAGACTCCAAAGACTCCGAGGACTCCGAGTGGTGGTAAAAGAGCACGCAAATCCAGAAAAGTTCGTAAGTCTCGCAAAGCGCGTAAGTCTCGTCGTCATCGTCCACGTCGGTGAATTTAGGATAGGTTGTTTTGGAATAAAAATTAATAATAACTTTTGGAGTTATTATTAAAATATATTTATAATATATATATAATTTAAATATGAATGATTCTTTACCGAAGTCGGGAATACCACCGATTTTGCCAATTCAAAAACCAAATGAGGATTTTCCGATGCCACAGATTCCACCGACTTCGTCCTTTGAGCTACCGGATATGAATAAGGAGGTAATGACATCATCGATGCCATCGATGGAGAAAATGATCACGCCGAAGCTTTATCCAGGAATGCCTGATGGATATTATACACCAGAAACTATTCGTCCATATATACAAAACCCCATTGTTTATGACACTATGCGTTATTATGAAGGATTGAAACATAGGCCTGATGGAAATACTCAAACTTCGCCCCCCCCCGTCGTCTCCAGAGCCAATGTTAATGAACTTCGTAGAATATTTGAGCGTGATAAAAGAGGTGGTAAAAGAGCACGCAAGTCACGCAAATCTAGAAAAGTTCGCAAGTCTAGAAAAGCGCGTAAGTCTCGCAAAGCGCGTAAGTCTCGTCGTCGTGCACGTAGGTGAATTTAGGATTGGGTTGTGTTGGAATAAAAATTAATAATAACCCGAAAGTTATTATTAATGTGAATATTAAATTTGCGCGAAGCAGGATTCGAACCTGCGCATCCTGAGATAGTGAGTGAAAGGGTTTATCCATGAATGTGGTTATATTAGATAATAATAAAATTGATATAATATTTTTGTTTTGTATTTATAACATACCACAGCAATGGCGTATATATATCGTATACTCAATAAAATTACAAAAAAATGTTACATCGGTGAAACAAAATGCAAGGATGTTGTTTGGAGATGGAATCAACATAAGCAAAAAATAGAAATAAATAAAGGCTGTCCTGCTTTACGAGATGCTGTTAAAAAATATGGTATTGATAATTTTGAATTTAGTGTATTGATTATTTGCTTCGATGATGAAAGATTTAAATATGAAATAGAGTATATAAAAAAGTATAATAGTGTTGTTCCAAATGGTTATAATATAACAAATGGTGGTGAGGGTGGAGGGTTTCAAGGAAAAACTCATACTGAAGAAGTTAAAAATATTATTAAAAATAAATTAAAACAAAAATTTATCGATAATCCTGAATTGAAAGAACAAATGTCGGAAAGAAACAAAATAGTTATGAGCAATCCCGAAGTAAGAGAGAAGATAAAAAATGGTATTTTAAATTCAGAAAAATGGAAAAAAGTAATTGAAAATATGAGAAGCGGTAATCATAAAAATAGTAAACATAGCGAAGAAGTTAAAAATAAAATTAGTGAAAGTTTGAAAAAATATCATGCAAATAATGTAAAAACTTTTAAGAATACAAATGTTAAAAGAGATAATAAATTAGGAAAAAAGATTAAACAATATGATATGAATAATAATTTATTAAATGAATATATTAGTGTAAGTGAAGCATCTAGAAAAACATCTGTTCCAAAATCATCATTATTGGTTCACCTAAAAGATAATACCAAAACAGGTGGAGGGTTTATATGGAAATATGCTTGATTAATTTACTACATAATAGGGTTACGTGTTGGAATAAAAATTAATAATAACCCGAAAGTTATTATTAATGTGAATATTAAATTTGCGCGAAGCAGGATTCGAACCTGCGAACCCGAAGGACGTCGGCTTAAGCGACGCGGCATTGACCAACTAACCGATTCGCGCTAAAACATTTAAAAAAATATATGCTCCTTACGGGGCTCGAACCCGTGACCCTGGGCTCATAAGACCCATATTCTACCAACTAAACTAAAGGAGCGAACCCATATTCCGTGACATTTTTATTTGGTTTTGTTTTATTATAGGATTAATGTTAATGTTAAGGTTTAAAGTGCAAGATATAATGTGCGTGTGAGTGAATAACATCACTACCTCGTGATGATAGTGATGTTGTGCGTCGCGGTGCTACCAACATTTTTTCAAACTAATAATGCTCGATTTTTTTGGTTTGCTGTGTGTTGGTGTGGTCGTCTGTAAAAACACAAGTGTTAGTAAATACCACCCGCTGGTTTCGATCCAGCGCCGTCTTAATAATGAGTCAAGAAAACCATTCAGTTATCAGACATTTATGTCAAAGAAGCACCAAACAGAGGTTACGTCCGCCGAGGAGGTGGTTGGTTGTTGTTGTTGTTGTTGCGGGTGGTGTCGCCATTTCGAAATCCCCACCACCCAAAGGTTTCATCGCCATAGTTTGTTTTAAATAATGATAATCCAAAGATGGCGGACCTTTTCTCGGTAAAAGTATATCTACGGGGTAGGTTTTTCTAATAATTATGATAACCCATAGATCACGTACCAAGAAATAGTCAAAATATATCAATGGAGTAAGGTGCTACATGCTCCACACTCGCATGTAACTATCTCATCCATATCAAACCATTCTATTTTTCGTTAAAATCATTTACTCATTAGTGTGTGATTTTATTCAAATGTGCCGAAAAGAGTCCCTTATTTGTTTGTTTGTTTGTTTGTCCGCGATATGACACATTGAAATAGTAAATCCTAGATATTTACATTCTATTCCATCCATATGAGATGGTCCCAAACTTCTCTTGAAATTAAAATGTATTATGCACACTATAAGTATGAGAATAACTACTTTCACAGAATTTTTCGAATACTTCCGATGAGCCTATACCCACTCTGTTTAGAGTCTCTGAGCCCGACTTTTCATTCTGGATTGTTTGATGATTTGCGCTAGTGCCTTGATGCACCGATGCGAGTTGTTGAATAATACCGGCAATAGGTTTCGATCCTATGTCCTCGGAGTTATGAGCCCCGCGCGCTTCCGCTGCGCCATGCCGGTAAAATGAAATTATTAGGATTGCTGCGTTTATAGCGTCCAGCTTGACAATACCGGCGATAGGTTTTGATCCTATGTCTCGGCTGGAGCGACCACCGCGAGCTGCCACTACTCTACACCGGTAAATAGTTTTATTGCTGTGTTTTACGTCGCTTAAGCTATGACGAATCGTTTCTTTAAAACGACCAAATTATAGAATACCGCCTGTGGGTTTTGATCCGACGACCTCCAAGTTATGAGCCTGGCGCTCTGCCCCTGAGCTAAGGCGGTGAAATGTTTGGTTTGGTTGGTGCATTTATGATGCAATAGTCGTTTCTGTAAAACGACCAAATTGAAAATGTTACCGGCGACAGGTTTCGATCCTGTGACCTTCCGCTTATAAGGCGATAACCATTCACAGAACAGACTTCAAGAGTCAAAAAGATAGCAAACGATGTTTTGAGACGCTCTGCCGCTGAGCTACACCGGTAGAATGTTTCGCGGTTGCGAAGTGCTCTAAGTGCCTTCATGCACCGGTGCGAATTGATGATAATACCGGCAACCCGTCTCGATCGAGTGACCTCAGGGTTATGAGCCCTGCGCGCTGCCCCTGCGCCATGCCGGTAAAATGTAGGTGAGTGTGGATGAGTATTTCCTTCTGCAAACTACTCATTCACATATACATATAGTTGTATGTCTTTAAGTAGTTTTAGGGAATATATATTATAACAATAAAACTACTTAAAGAACGCGTAGTATTATACTAAAAACTATACTATGGAAGAACCTGTCAATGCTTCTGTAGCGCTGTCGCTGCCGCCGATTGTCATTCACGAAGTTGTTCAAATCATGGCGAATGTGATGAACTACTTATCTGTATCATTATATGAGTCTGCGTTTACAAAAAATCATGAGGATGCGTATTCTGTGCTTAAGTCTATCTATGATAGCGTTGCTTTGCGACCTTATGCTGCGCCGTCTTTACATGATGTTAAGCAGTTTTATGAAAATGTTGTTTATTTAGGGAGCGTTACATATACCGATGATCATGACTATTATACATACAAAAGGGGGCTGCGAAAATATATTATAAACTTAGAATATAAACCATAAATGCCAAAAACAGAAAAAAATCGAAAAAGTCCAACTGAAAGTGCTACTATGTTTACTATTGGATATATTAAAAAAGGTAATGATCGAAACATGTGGAAAATTATTGCAACTTCTTCAGGTGTGCATCGTTGGCAAAAGATAGCGAACATGCATTCGAAAACAATTAAAAAGAGTAAACGAGTGGATGATAAGGATAAGGATAACAATATGCAAAAAAGTATTCTATCTAAAAATGTAAATATTTCGACCAACGAGTTAGTGAAAATAGGGAAAAAGAATAAAGTTGTAACTTCTGGAGCGTCAAAGAGTGCTCTGGCATTGCGAATATATAATATTCGAGGCAACGGATTATCCACACAAGATTTAGAAAAAATCGCGGATTTACTACCTAGTAAAGAAAAAAGAGAAGTGAAAAAAATGATTATCAAACAACACGACAACCCTGTTACGGATTATAAAGGCATGTGGAAACCAGCACCAAAAACGTTGAATAAAATGTCGCGTACTGAAATGATACATAGTCTTCGCGGTTTTAGAGATGCATGGGAGCGCGAAATGGGCAGAAATCAGGATTTATCTGATGAACGACTTGCCGCAGAAACCGAAAAAAACTTGCGCGAACATTTAACGTGGTATTATAGTGATATGGCAAAAAATCAGGCTGCAAATTGGATTCGCTATAATAAGTAAGTTATGTAGATTACTTATAATAAAAATTAGATTTACTGCGTTTTTTTTGTATCTTTATATGTCGATTCTAATAATTTTATAACATTCTTTTCAAATATTTGAACAAATGCGTATATCATTTTATTTTTACACTCTATTTTTATATACGTATATGATTTTATATTATTATATATAAATATTTTTATATTAATAATAATTTAATATATATTCACTCTTTCGTTCGTTTATATAATTATTTTTATTATTAATCTAAAAATAATTGTTTAGGAATATTAAAAATATATTCTTTTATTGTATATATAGTTACAAAATGGATATTAGTTTTAAACTAGGTAATAAGCAAAATTCAAATTTAAAAATGCAACTAAATCAGTATAATAACATTTTAAATAATCAAAAAAATATGATTCTTGCATTACATCAACAAAATGCTTTGAGACAACAACAACAAGTCGTTGCTCCTGTTGTTGCACCTGTTGTTGCACCTGTTGTTGCTCCTGCATCTATGAATAATCAACCCCATGCTGTTAAAAAATTACCAAAAAAGGGATTTAACGTTTTATTTTGAAAAGTATATAATAAAATATTATTTAAGCATTAATTAAGCACTATTTAAGCACTATTTAAATATTATTTAAGCACTATTTAAGCACTATTTAAGCATTATTTAAGTATTATGAATAAATAATAAAGTAATATTTAAGCATTATTAACACAATATTAGAAATGTAATATTAAGCATAGTTAGTTAAATTATATAATTATTTTTGCACTTATATAGAATTTTATATAGAATTTATTGTATATTTCATAAATTCTATATTTTATTATAATTAAACATACTTTATTTGATAATTAAAAAAATAAAATATTATTAAATATTATAATAAATATGTCCCAAGCAGTTTCAAACGACTTTTCTCAACAAGCACCACTTGGTGAAACATTTCATCCTGGTGTTTCAGCAACTGGTTTGTTTTATGACTATAAAAGTTACGTATCATCTAAAGTAACAATAACATCTGCTATTCCACTTGTTAGATACACTATATCAGTTGAACCTAGTGACCAATCATCCAGTTCTAGTTCTTTGTATAAAGAATATGATGTAACAGATGCTATAACTTCTCAAGCTGGTAATAGTGATCAAAAGTTGGATGTTACTATTATAGATAGTAATAGTATAGGAGTGAATGCTTTATATACCTTATTGTACGATTTTAATGGTACTAATCTTACTCCAAGTGGTTCTGGTAATTTAAAAGAATATAAAATTTTACATACTATTACATATCAATATTCTAGTAAGGTTTATAAGCATTATCATATTCAAATGTTTACTTATTATAAAACTCCCGTACAAATAACAAATTTTACTTTTGATGATAATGTTGGAAATAATGATACTTTGAAAATTTCTGGTCTTATACTTGATCATGGTTTAAATGGTTCTGTTGATACAACTATTCCACAAGCTACAACTACACCAACCATTAAATCTGCTGTTACATTTACATTCCAAGAAGCTGAACCAGTTAATAGTGCTGTTGGTGCTAATAATCAACCCGATGCATATTTTGAGTATAGCACAAGTTATAATGCAGCTGGAACTTACGATATTCCAAACCTTGCATTAACCGCAGGTAAAATTTATAAAGTTACTGCACAATTTTCATGGACATTAGGTTATACCGCTTTTAAAAGATCAATACAGAATCTTTATATTATTAAACGTCCTGAAATAACAAAAATAGATAAAAATAAACTAAGCACTCATGATGCAAACAATATTGTAATGGAAATCACTACAAGTGCATTAGTTGCTTCTGGAGATATAACTGCACCATCCAAAATTTGGTTTGAATTTTATAACACTAACGTTATTCCTCAGGATGGTAATGTTACTGGACTTGTGGCTAGAGCAGGAGGTGATCCTAATCCTACTCCTGTTACTACTCCTGTTACCGGTATTGTCGCGAATAGTAATAATCTATATCCATTAAAATTAAGCGAGATTGATATTTTGAACAACAGCGGTGGTCTTTTAAATGGTACAAATTACTATGTTAGAGCTGTAGTAAGATACGAAGGTCAATCATCTCTTCCTAATACTCCACAACTTAGATATTCTAATATGTATGGTCCTTTAAATTTTCCTACTACTGATCCTGAAATTACTGGTATTCTTAAAAATGATTTATATGTTGCTGATAGTACTAAAAAAATAATAACAATATCTGTTAAAAATAGCGCATATTATCTTTATGCTCCTAATGTCACAAATGCAGCACGTTTTATGTTTTATGACCAAAGTGTATCAACATCAATCCCAGTAGCAACTACGGCAAATTTTAATTTTCTTAACAACCACGAATTATTCACATACCAAGAGTATGATGTTAGGTTGGATCAGGTTACTATAGGCGGTAATCTTGTGAATGATAAAGAATATTTAATAAGAATGGAAGTAGATCTTACAAAACATAACGGCTCCAGTGAGACACGTAAGTCTACAATAGCCACTAATACTAGTCTGGATCGTGTAAATTTTGATAGTAGAGAACCTGAAATTACTTCTTTAACTGCTTATGACGCTCAGAATGATGGTAGTGGTGATAATATGCCAACTGATGATCCTACTGATAGTTCTACTCAGCCATTAATTAATATATTTGTAAAAAGAGAAGCTTACGAACTAGTTGCTCCTAATAGTTTAAATGGAATTAGATTCATTATTTATGATTCAAATTCAACAAACGCAACCATAGTAGCAACAACTTCGCCTGATACTTTTGTAAATACGTCTATAGAAGGTTCACAAAAATATGATGTTTATTTAGATGATATTATTCTTGTAGCGAACAAACCAAAACTTTCAAATGGTGTCCAATATTATATAAAAGCAGAAGTTTCAATAGTATTGGATGGTGGAACTACTCCCGACACACGACTTTCGACAAGTTACACTTCTTTAAAATTTTCTCAAGATATTGCTGCTATTGCATCATTGAATATAGCAAATACATGGGATCTTGTTTCAGGTGGTAACCCAGTTTCACAATCATCTTTCTTCAATAATTCCCCTCTTGTTGGTATTACCGCTTACTTTAATAAAACCGATCAATTTGGTAGCGGATACACTAATCAACTCGATGTTGTTAGTACTAAATTTAAAGTAGAATATAAAGTTGGTAGCGGGCCATGGACTAATGTTAAAAAAGCTGTTTTAATACAGCAATTTACACTCAACGAAACTTTTCAGGCCGCTGTTAATAGAGCTACCAGTTCAGCTTTATCTACTGATTCAGATGGACTTTATAATAATGTTGTTGGTCCTAGTAATGTTGTTGGAACAAGTCAACCTCCTATGATATTGTACATTCCTCAAAGTCAAGACGGAGTAGTTGTTTTTAATGAAAGTGAATCTGATCGTGTTAATCTTAGAGTTAGTATTAACGATCCTACGGGAATGTGGAATAGTTCTTCGAACTTTTCGGCATCAAGAGAATCTAATAATCTATACGTAATAAATAAAATAAATACATATGAATATTCAGGCTGCAGTGATACTGGACCATATAATACAACTGGTAATAACGGAAACTTGCAGATAAACATTCCTGTTGACTGGAAGTCAATATATGCACATTCCGTTTTAGTTGGTATTAAATATGATTTAAATGATGAATATACATATGATACATTTGGGTCATTCTTGAATACCAATAATACTACGTTTGTAACTTTACCAGTAAATCCCGCATCAGGAACTACTTTATATTATAGTGTTGCGTATATTATATCCAATTTAAATAATAGTGCTACTGATACTGACCAAGGTCTTACTACTGAAAAAAATGTTCATAATAAATCATTCCCTACTTCAAGTGATTATACTATTACCAGCACTTCATACAAAACGTTTAATAGTGGTTCAGAAAGCAGTATAAGTTTTACGCTTGCATTTCAACCTGACACAAAAAGAAGAATTGATGGTCTCAATGTTTATTTCACGTCTCCAAATACCACTGAAGGGTCTAATATAACAAAGACAAGAATTGCCACATATCTAGCAACCAATGGTGGAGCAAAAACTATTCAGCTTCTTTACACAAATAATCCATCTACGATAAATTCTGATGCTACTACAAATAATACAAACTTAAATATATTAAATAGTGCAGGAGCAGTGATTAATGGTTCAGTATGGGGAGATTTTGATATGGCTAATATATCATTTGAAGCTTACAGAGATAGACGTGTAAGTTGCAGTAGTGCTAGTTATGGCTCTATAAATTATATCGAATCCGGATCTTCAGATTTTAATAAGGTAATTTGGAATGTTCCTACGCTAAGTCCCCCCAGCATTAACGGAGATATAACTCTTGCCGGCGGTATAATAAATTCGAGCACCTCTACCATCTTAAACTGGGTACAAGCCAGTAATACCAATAGTATTCTTTATAAATATGATGTATCTCTTACCTCCTCAGCTGTGACTTCAACTACGCAGACTGCATCATTACTACCTACAAATAGTTTAACTCTTAATTTAAATCAAACAACTACTGATACATATACTATACTTCTATATAAAGTATTTGATGTATCTACAAATGGTAGTAGTGACGAGAAATCTCCTGCTGATACTATAACTTTCTGTTCGATTAAAGTTGAAACTACAGCTGTTGATATTCAAGTGGTTAACCCTAGCGATACATCCAAGGTTAATGTGACATTTAATGATTCTGTTGTTACTGGTAATAGTGTTATTGCTACTGGTGATGGTCAAGTAGCAGCGTCGTTTAGTGTAAATGTTACTTCACAATATCTTGCATATACAAAAACCCTTACTAGGAGTCCATTCACTGCTAGTGACTTGTTAAGAGTTGCTGATGTTACTGCTTTAACTGCCACTGCTACTGCTGCTGCTTTAACTGCTGCTGCTGCTGCTGCTGCTGCTGCTGCTAATCCTAATGCTACTACTACTGCTGCTGCTGCTGCTGCTGCTGCTGCTGCTGATGCTGCTGCTGCTGCTGCTGCTGATGCTGCTTCTAATAAAGAATCCGTTCCTAGTGGGGGGAAAAAAGAGTATAATATACCAACTGGTATTCTGCCAGGAGACGAAATGAATTTACATATTGACACCAAAGCAAAAATATTATATAAAGTAAATACTGCAAGTAGATATACTATCCCTGTTAGTGTTCCCAAATCCCCCGATAATACTGATACTACCACAAATAGAGTAGCTAATAAATATTTAGTTTCAACCCTTCCTAGTATATCTCTTGCTCATCCTGGAGTTGTATCGGTTCCAGGAAGCTCCAATCCACATTTGTTACTTTATATGAATGCCAATGGTTTAGAATATGAAGGAATGATTAGCGTATTTGTTCTTCTTACTCAGGATGGAGATAGTATGCAACCTGAGGGTGAACATATGATGTATTTATTTCCATCATCCAATGCTAGTTTTGGATATCTTAATCAGGTTACTACAACTGGTGGTGCAGGTGCTGCAGATTTAAGACTCGCTGCAGGAGATACGTATCAGGCAAATCCAGTAAGTATTAGTGGTCATAGCACTAGTACACTTGGTGCTTCTGATTCTGCTACACTTACTATGGGTGCATTGGATAGCAATGGAAGGTTTGGTGTTTCTACATTACGTTTGCCTTCTTCATCTGTATCTGGTTTTAAAGATGGTTCTCTTGTTAATTATTTATTGATGACTACGCACAGACGTGGAACAGATACTGCGGTCGGTTCTTTTACATACCATGCACCTGTTTCTGTTAGTGGTGTTCCTAATATTACAACCAGTGGCGGTAACTATTTTGTAAATTTTACTTTAGGCACATTATAATATTCTGTATATGATGATAATGTAACTTTGCGACCTTCTGTGTTGTCGTCTTTATATGATATTAATCAGTTTTATCTATTTAAAATAATATTATATAGTATAATATTCTATAGTATTATATAATACATTCATCTATGTTAACTTATATAACTTATATAACTTATATAACTTATATAACTTATATAACTTATATAACTTATATAACTTATATAACTTATATAACTTATATAACTTATATAACTTATATAACTTATATAACTTATAATTTTCATACATAAGTGACTTATTAAATCTATATACATTTATCCACAAACACATTCGTAGTAAGGGTGCGAATAATTTTTTTATTATTTTTGTCGTAGTCTTCTATCGGTTCACATACGTTGCGCATGATTGTGAGATACTCGATTTGTTTTGACTCCGTTTCCATCCAATTCGGATTCTCCTCTACCCACGCCGTCAAAGCATTGCGTTCTTTCTTGGCAATTTGAATTATTGTATTTTTCATTTTCTCGTGTGTCTCATCTTTCTCCCATTTGGTGTTGTCTTTAATATACATCGTCTCACGCTTCTTGTCTGTGCAATGGATGGGTCGCTTTGTTACATCAAGTTGTTTGAGTCCTTTTATCATAACATCCGTTATCCCGCTTACTAATCCATTTTTACGCGAGAAGTCCAGGTCTTCCAACGTTATCTTGAGCGAATCCACGAATTCCGATATATTCAGCGCATCTTTACATGTCTCGTTTAGAAAAAACTGAATATTGAAGTTTTTGGATTTGTTGATGTTATTGGTGTTGATATTGTTGGTGGTATTGGTGGTATTGGTGTTGTTTGTCGTGCCAATCTTCTTTATTAGCTCGGCATTCTGTGTCATAAGCTGGGTTATCAGTGTCGTAAGTTTTGCAATCTCTTCTTTGTTTTCGTTGGCGTTGGTGTTTGAAGAAGACATGGTTGTAATGGGAGGACTGCATTCTTTTTTGTGTCGCCATATTGTCGTTCTCGAATTAAAGCTTTTTTTACAGATTTCACACGCATATACGTCTAGTTTTTGATAATTGCCCAGCGTGCCTTTTTTTGTTTCATTTGCCAGAATTTTGTGTTTACCTGTAAGAAGATGTCTATCAAACTTGCTTTTATATGATGCATTATAGTCACAAATTTTGCAATGAAATATTTGTGCCTTTTCTTCGTGTGCGTGTTGTTTCATTTTGTTTCATATATATGAAACAGAAAAAGTCCTAAACCCTTTTCATATAATCTTTGGAAAATGTCCAAAATTTTATCGTCACGTTTTTTTCATGTTAAAAAAGTGAATGTGACCATTATGGTCTGAGTGAAGTTTTTAACATTTTTTCAAATCTAGGATTGGTTTTTCAAAAATGGACATTTTAAAATGTCCATTTTTCAAAATCGTAGAATAGATTTGAAATTTATATACATCATTCATTCTTTGTGTGTTTTGGTGAAATGGAGCAGAATAGTTTGTTGTTTATATATTATACGTGGTCAAAAAACGTGAAAAAAAGTTCGCACAAGCGACGCGCGCGAGCGCGGAGCGACGAGTACTTATTTGCAAAAGACATTCCCTATAAAAAGCGCACCTACTAACCCGAGAAGTGCACCAAGGTGATAGTTGTATTGCATTACCTTATATACTCCTAACCATGCTTTCTTTTGCGTGTCACCTTCGATATGCAGAATCATCCAGTCACTCTTTGGTGCGAGCATATAATAAAAATAGTTGATAGTAAGCGTGATCGCACCGACTACACAAATCGTTGAAAAACGATTGAGCTTACGTGTTCCAGTCGAATGATTCCATGCCAAAAATATAAATGATGCTAGCAATCCTAGTGCAAAACCAATGAAGTAGATTCGCCTACGTTCATTTGCGATTTTGTCATAAACTACATTCTGTTGATGGGTTAAAATACGCCTAAAATTGGTTATTGCATCGGTTTTATCAGAGCCATACATCGTAAAAATCATAGCCACTATAAAAATAGTTGCTACTACGCAACTTGTTGTGCAAACCATGGTTGTGGGTTTTGGATTTTTTGTTTGGGTGTGTTGTATATATATATATATATTATGGATATAAAAAGAAAGTTTATTATTGTTGCATTGGTGTATGGGGGCATGGGGAAAATTTACAATAAATCACGCAAATCGAAAACACTTCTGCGCGATGATGAACGTAGTCTCACGTTCATACGTGTATTTGGATTTACTCCTCTTGTTCGATTGACATGTGCTTCGTCCAGGTGAATATGGTGCACATGTTGGTCCTGATTGTCCTGATGGTCCTGATTGTCCTGGTTGTCAGTTTCTTCGTTTTCTGTATTGTTCTCGTAGTTATCGTCGTCGGTTTGTTCGTTGTCTGTTTGTTCGTTGTCTGTTTGTTCGTTGCCGGTGTTCTCGCTGTTGTCATCATTCTCTGTGTTATCGTCAGAATCATCATCATCATCATCATCATCACTATACCATTCATCCGGAACATTGCCTGCATGCACAAACTCGGCAGTCGTTTGCAATACCGCATATGCAAATGTGCGCAGCGAATCTTTGAATGCCCGCTTTGGATGATTTGATCCTCGGATATTTTGTATATGCGCGCTTTTCGGAAACCAGTAAAGTTCATCGCGGATGATTTGCTCCGCATTTGACGGAAGAAGAGTGTTGGTTGTGCTTGGTTTCGGTCTTGGGTCTTCCAATGACCCGCGGCACATTGGGCACAAGTTTTTGTTGCGAAGTGATGACAGAAGACACGAGAGATGGTATGTGTGACCACATGGTGTGATTGTTGTGTTTTTGTATCCGAGGGTTAGTGTATCGAGACAGACACAGCATGTTTGCTCTTCGAGTGAGATGGCTGGGGCGGGCTCGCATTGAAATATTTCGCTGGTGTAATGGCCGACCAACTCTTCTTGTGTGTATAGTAGTAACTCGGGGTTTGGTATGGTTTGGGTTTCTATGGTGGTGGTGGTTGATTGGATTGTAGTGGGGCATGTTACTTGAACCTGTGTTCCTGATTCGGCGGTATTCGGTCTCATCGTATTCAGAGGAGAAGACGATTTCCTTGTCTTTGTGCGCGGGCTTGGGTTCGGGTTTGCTTGAGGAGTTGTAGTAGGGTCCTGGTTATCCGGGTTCATCATCCATGAAGAGATGGTGAGAAATTTCTGCACGTAAGAGGCCATAGTTGTTTGATGATTTGATGATTTGATGATTTGATGATTTGATGATTTGATGATTTGATAACTTGATGAACAAGTTGAGTCTTTCCTGTATATACATTTATGGGATATATAAACTTCAATTTTCCGGGGACAGAATGCGGAAAATTGAAATGCAGAATCTAATGTTTGCGCCTAGTTGTTTTGCGGCGCTTATTGGTCCGTTTGGTTCGCCTAGCTTTTCTTCTTCTCCCTCCTCCCCTTTGCGATAATATACCAGGAAATGCAAATGAAGAAGGTGAGGGTCGCGATGATGAACTATAAGGGGGCAATGATTGAATTGAACCGGAACCTGGGCCTGCATTACCTAATGCATTTTTTAACCATGAACCAACTCCTCCACAATTTGTTGTGATTGTTTTTATTGTGTTTGTTATGTTTTGACTCATGATGGGGTATAGTATACTATATTAATATAGTATGATATTTTATTTGGTGTATGGATGCTTATGCCCTTCCTCCGGTAACTAATGTTGTTGCCATTTGCCCATCTTTACTACCTACACTCATCCTCGACCCCGATGGTTGAAAAACGCCACCGACCCCACCCCCACTTTGGTTTGGTTTGCTAAAATAGCCACCTGCTAAGGTTTGATTTGGATTCAACGGCATTATTCGGTATGCTGAATATGGTGTTCCAATCGAACCATCACCCCCACGTCTAGTGCGGCGCGAACGGGTGCGTTTTGTATGTCTGGTGCGACGAGAGCGTTTGGTGCGATGTGCGCGACGGCTGCGATGTAAACTTTTCCTTCTTGCCATAAAAAAAGTTAGTTTTGTATTATATATATTGCAAATATTATTTATTCTATTATTTCATGATGCGATGCGACATGGCTCAATATTTGTCGCGCACATCTTTGCCAACCGGGAACCGCGGTTTTCCTTCTTCTGTCAACTCCTGGTAAATAATCGTCAGCTTTTTGCCAACATATTTTTCACCTGTTTGGAATAGTTTGCGGCGATGTTCCATCGTTCCGCGGGGACGAACACTGAATTCCTTTCCTTCCTTCGTGACGCATATCCATATAATTGTTCCCTTGTCGCGTCCATCACCTTGGGTGAACCCGACAATAGGGAATTCGTCTTCTAAAAACTCCTTATACTTTTGCAAGTCGTGGCTTCGGTAATTGCAGCGATACATGCCTTTTTTGTTGCGCAACATAATTCCTTCATAGCCGGTCTCAATAAACTCGCCAAATTGTCTCCTAAAATCGGCAGGCGTTTTCGCCTCCGTTGTCGGGACCAGACGAATAAATAGTGGCATGTGATCAGGATGTTGGGAATGAGGTGATAACAATGATGACGCGGCATGGCGTGCAAATATTTTTCGAATCATTGCGTGTCGGTCTTCGAATGGTTTCGTTTCGTCCACGATATCATAGATGTGATACTGGATTGCACACAGGCGCTCTTTGTCGCTAGGTGTCAGTTTTTTCTTCTTAATAAGCCCGGCCAATTCTTCAAAGGGGATTTCGGTAGTATATAATTCGCCGTCGAATATAGTGTTAGGGTGTTTTGCGAACACGGGTCCAAGGGATGTTTTGATATGGTCCATCGTCTCGAAATAGGAGCCGGTACGTGACTGACAATGCAGTTCGCTAGTGACGGGGTCGCGATACATTATGCAGCGCAATCCGTCTAACTTGGGTTGGACAAAACATGGGAACTCAATATTGTTCTTTTTTGCGGTGGCAGTGGCGGTGGCGGCGGCGGCGGCGGCGGCGGGGACAAATGTATGCGCAAGCATTGGGAAATACTTTTTGGATGGTTGGTGTTGCAGTGGTTGGTCCTGGTCGGGGGCTGAAGTCAAGGCTTGTGCTTGTGCTTGGTCATGATTCATCGTCTCTTGATAAGATTCCTTCTCATGCTTGTCTGTCCATTTTCGTTTTGTCTCTGCAATACATTGTTGAAGAGGTGTTGTCTCGTTTTTCTTACCTATGTTTTTTCCTTCCGTATATTCGCGAATCGTCATCTGCAGCTTGCCTTCGAGTTGTCCGTGTTCAATAGTTGCGAATGCTGTGGCTGGGGCTGGGGCTGGGGGCTGTGTTTGTACACCCTTGCTTTTACCTTTCAAATATATTTTAGCAATCCATACCCTGGTTTTGCCATTCTTTTCCGTGCCATATAATACGGGAAATGATTCGACTAGGGTATGGTAGTCGGGGTTGAAGTCGGCGTTGACATCTGTCATCTTGTAGTGGCGTTGGCGTGGATGTCCATACTTGGGTAGATGTAAATGATTATTTTGCTTCAATTTTATATCCAGAAAATTGAAATATTTATTAGGGTATAAATGATATACATAGAACATAGAGTCTTTTCACTTATTTACAAATCATGGTTGTTGTTGTCAAATCTGGCATTTTCAATAATTCTTGCTTTCCGTCTCAGTCGATGCCGTCGTCACACAATACGACAGCATCGCATTTGTATATGAAGTACAATCCGGTGTCGTTGAAAAATTTGACCGAGTGGCGCAACAAGCTGTTTGTCAAGACAAGAAACGGAAATGGAAATGGTGGTGATGGGAATGATGGTAAGGTGGAGTCTTATCAAGTAGAGAAAGGAGAGAAAGGAGAGAAAGGAGAGAAAGGAGAGAAAGAAATCAAAAATGAGATATTGAATTGCGACCAAAATGTTACGATCAAAAATGAAAAAAAATATTGTGGTTATGGAGGTTATTTGGATGTTGACAAAGTCATCGATACTCTTTCGGTGCATTTAGACAAAATACAAGTTGTTGAAAGAAAAGAGAAAATGGTTGACAAGAAAAAGGGAGATATTGTTTACCAGACAAAGGATGGACGTGTTTTGCAGGCGTTTCATTCTTGCGAACGGGGGAAAATCATCTGGGAAGATGTTGTATATGATGACTTGAAGGCGTGGCTGGCTGCGGCGAGTATTGGAACGCCGTCTCGTTGACTGGCTATGGCCTGTTTGATGTGAGAAACGAGAGAAACGAGAGAAAGGTGAGAATAAATAGAAATTCAATATTGAACAAGTTGGGAAACGAAAACGATAATAACTTTTTTATGGATTTGGCATATTTTAATATTCTATAAATATAAGTATACACCGCGTGATAAAATATAATTATATACTATGAATTTTTCATCAATGAAATTATTTAGTATTATTTTAATTATTTTTGTTGTTTTTGTTTTATTCTTAAATAGTCCTGTATACAATATGATATCCGGCAAGGGTGACAGGTTTGGTATAGGTAACATAATCGAAGGGATGACTTCGGGTGCAAACGAAATGGAATTGCCTGGGGCTGGAACAAGTGTTAATCCTAATCCTACACCTACGCCTACACCTACGCCTACACCTACGCCTACACCTACACCTACGCCTAATTCATCTGGTCCTACTATTCCCGACCCTACTCCTGATGAAAAGGCGAAATTTGCACGTAAAAAGTGTAACATTGCTTCTAAACGCGATGGCAATTGTTTTCCCGTATGTGTTCCTATAAGTGGTGGTAAAGTTGTAGGCCCGCCAACCAAAATATACGGGGGCCCGTCTAAAAGAATAGGTCCTGATGGACAGCTTTTTGATCGGGGAACTGCGAATTACTTCTATAATATGAGCACAAAGTATGCATCGTATGGAACTCCAGGCAAATATTACCCAATAACCGATCCGTCGGTGTCACGCGTAGTATATGGTTCAGACACAGACTGCACACAGAATTATGCTTGTTCTGCAAGTGGAGGTAGCGATGGTGTGTCTGCTAATTGTAATCCGGTGCCGGCACCTCCAAGCGGCGGATGCGACCCATCGTGCACACAAGTGTTAAATCCTTTTTATGCAAATAGTCAAAACAATTCTACATGCTCGTATAATAAAGATTCAGGATATACATGTTCAGCATGTCCTCTGGATAATAATGGCGAAATAGATTGCAATAATTATTCTGCTATGTGTGGTGGATGTGGAAGTAATTTAACTGCATACTTTGGTACGGATTGGCAACCTGAAGGTCGGTCTGGGCCAAGTGACCAACCATACACACGTTCAGAATGTGAGGCAAAATGTATGAAACCAGATGTGAAAAAGTTTAAAAAATATTTGAATCTTTATCGTGATGGTGCAGGATTTGATGATGCAAGTTGCAGAATTATTAAGCGAAATATGATAAAATGCAAGCCTATTAGCATCATTAAACCTTCTCCACCATCCAGTGAATGCATATTGTGTAATAATCCAAAATTGCAAGGATATGCGACCTTCAAGCGAAAATGGGATAATTATACGAAACAAAATAATTATGTGGATATTAAAATAGTTAGTGGACCAGATGATGGCGGCGGCGGCGGCGGTGGTGACAAATGGAGAAAACGCGGCGCAAAATATGGTCCATATAGTGGAGGAGGTGGCGGATGGGGTAGTGGCGGATGGGGTAGTGGCGGAGGTAGTGGATGGGGAAATTGGGGTAGTTGGAATGGAGGTGGTGGTGATAGCGGATGGAGAGGGAACGGAGGATATGGTGGTGGCAGTGGTGGTGGAGGATGGTATCAATCTTTAAGCGATGCTAAGAATAAATCGTTTCAAGTCGCCGAATCAAATGCCGAATCAAGCCGACAACAAGCATATATCGAGTCGCTCAAACTTGAATTGAATCAAATAAACGACGAATATACTACACAACAGGTGGCAGTAAATAAGATGAAATCGGATATCGATAAAATGGTTGCTGCGTGCCAAAATGCTAATAGCAAACTGAATGATGCTATGCGTAGCAGTGTTTCAGATAATATGAATAAAAATGCGGCGATTACACTTAAGGAAAAAATCGATGCAAATATCAAGTCTGGTAATATCGCGACATTGAAACAAAATGTAAAAACATCTTGCGATAATGCAAATCAGGTGAATATTTCATATGGTAGCGCTTTGCAAGAACTTAAGGGTATCGACGCGAAGCGACAGATGTTGATTGAAAAACTAGTGATTGCTATGAACTCGGTGACGGAAAACAAGACGACGATTAATATTAATCTTGGGGAGATGGGTATGGGTAATGACATGGGCGATTGTGGTGACCGACTTGGATGCGGACAGGGTATCAACAATAACGACATGTATCCTCAGGGTTATTTTAAAAAACAACGAATCGATGATTCATATAACTATAGTAACATTCCCATGCCTTACCAAGATCTGATTTTATTTTAAGTTTTTCAGTAATGGGATGGGATGATTTTATTATATATAAAATTGAAACATTACACAGGATAATAGTTGGATGTAAACTTGTGAGAACAAAACAGATTTACATACAAATACAAATGCAAACCCGCGTAAGTGAGAATAGAGAACGTGAACGTGAACGCGAACGCGATGAAGACAGAATTTGGGGTAAAAAAATATTAATATTCATGGGGGTTATGGTCGGGTTGATTGCTGCGAATGCTTCGTATTTTGATGGTGGCAATGATGCTAATGCATTGATAAAAATGGTAATGCATATATATGACTTTATGCTGTCATATATAAATTTTTCGCAGAAAGTATTATGTGATATGATTTCATTTATTGTTGGACTGGTATTTATGATATTGTTTTCGCTTTCTAGTATTATTATCATTATGTTATTGGGTATCCCATTTCTTGCATTGATATTTACATTTACTAATATTTAATATTGGCATATAATATATTAGTTAGTTACTTTCTATTTACTAGTTATTATCGACAACTATGAGCAAAACTAGTTATATACATAAGCGTATTTTTTTACATGCTATAAGAACTGCAATTATATTTGTTTCTGGTTTTATAATTTACGAAATTCTAGTTAAACTTGAAAAAGAATGGAATAAAGCGAATCCTTCAAATAGTATGTTGCATTTCCATAAAAGAAATTTTATAAAGTTTTTACTGATTTTTTGTATTGACTTAGTTCTATTATATATATTGCATTTATTATTTAATATTGATTTGTAGTAGTTTTGTGGTGTTGTGTTGTGGTGTTGTGTTGTGGTGTTGTGGCCTTATTTGTTACCTCGATGACATAAAGTTATGAATAATAGTTCCATTATCTTCCCAGTAATTTGGTTCAAGGCTTGTGCCGATTTTAAGCGATGTTGTTGATTGGTAATTCTTCGACACGCGTTCAAAACACTTGTTTGCGTAATTGAATAGCTCGCGTATTTCATCCATGATGGTAAAGTCGTTGTTGTTGAAGACGTAGTTTGGATTTTGTGCAATAGTTGCGCGCGATGTTCGCAAATGTTCTGCGAAACGAAATATAATATCCGTCGATGTATTCAGAACCATGGTAAGAATGTTTTGGATGTCGCGTGACTTTTGCATCTTTTTGTCAGAGCGCTGCAATGCGGTAGCGAAATCTTTTTCCGACAAGTCGCCGAGGAGGTATTTCACGCCAAGTTCTTCGTTGTATCGCAGTGGATCGATGCGATGCTGCGGAAGCGTGACCTGACGTATTTCGATAATAAGGCGACATATTTCGCGGAACTGGAGTTTGCGGAATAATATACGGCGGTAGCAGTTCATTTTTTGGGTATTTGAGCGGATGGTGGTATCGCCTACGGGGGTGGCAGCGGTGGTGGCATTGGTTGTATTTGGTGCCCATAGTATTCTAGATACATTCTTAATGCAGTCATCATAGAATTTTTCCCAACGTGCTTGTGAAGTGACTCCAGGAGCGTTATACATGTCTCTGTTTGTATTTCTCCATATTACTACCATGCGCGATATTTCTTCGCGCGGGAATAACTCCATAGTTATCGTGTGTGTTGTCACGTGGTCCACTTCGCGACCACATAAAATATCTCCTATAACACGAGGTGCTTGGCCGCCGTTCCGCTGACGCTGAAACTCGAAATAGTGAGGATTGTGAATAATTGTCTCGATGCGTCCTGTTACCCAGTCAAATGCGCAGTCATTGCAAGCTGTGCAAAACATCTGGTTGCATCCACTAATTTTGAATACGCGTGCGCCGCATTTAGGGCAAGGGCGTGTTTCCGCATCAATGAGTTTTGCGGATGCAAGATTATCGTGATTGCATTCGTGTGGTGCATCTTGGGTCGTGCCCTTTATTTCGTGGCAATCCTTGCATGCCCACATGTTGCAAAGATTGCATTTCCACTGCGTGCTGAGAAATCCGCGGCAGTTGCTTTGGGTATTGGGGCACGGGCGAATGAATGCGGATGCGTGGGGGGCGGTCGAACCGGATGCGTTACGTAGATTCGGATTTGCATCGGCTGCTGGCCCCATACGGATGCGATAATCTATATTACCTATTTCGCGCTGACACTGATATTGTTTTGTGCGGAGTTCATTCATTTGTTTTAAAAGGTCTTCGTTTTCACGCCTGAGGGCGTCTTTTCGACGAACCATTTCAGCGACGGGTTGACGTGTAGGGAGGAGGGCGCGCTCTCTTTGGAATATAATTTGTTCGCGGTGTTTTTTCCAGTCCTGTGTGACAAACTTCTGCGTGAATTTTTCCACCAGGAATTCGCGCTGTAGTTCTCTATGGCAATTCATGCAATTAGGGGTTACATTCGATGGATCGAGAATAAATGTTGCATGACATTGGCGACAGGCTTCGAAGTCACATGATGTGCATTTGATGGGCGCATGATTTGACTTGTTATATTTTTCAAAACATATTTGGCATTCCAAGGTTGGGGTTGTGTTTTTGGAGGCTTGAGTAACGTTAATCGTATCGGAGATGATGCTGTTTATAGATAAGGTCGTTTGAGCGGCTGATGCTGATGCAGATGACATTTTGATTTCTCGATTTGTTTCTTCTTTTGTTTCGTCTACATTTACTATTTCATTTATATTAATTTCAATTTTATGGTTCGCGTGGGTCATAGAATGATGGTGTATAATTACTACAAATATTTTTTCCACATTTCATTTACGTGATTTGAAAGATAGTGTTCTATAGTTTTTATATCATCTGAATCTATTATAGCGTTAGCGTTATCGGCTAAATATAAAGGAAGCCATCTATTTGTAATGTGTGAAAATTGGGTCATGTGAAATACTTCTGCACTGCGATATAGTAGTGCGAACATTTGTTTTATTGCTTGTATACTATAATATATGATTTTGGTTTTATATGGTTTTATATGGTTTTGTATGAAATAAAAATACAGAAAAAAATGTTAGTATTATAAACACAATGTGATGCAGTGAGCGGCGTGCTACTTACCTTTGCTTACCTGAGCGCGAGTCGAATGTATCGTTTGCGACACACCACGTGTTTGCGTCTTAGAATCGCGCGCCCATGCTGTAAAACTTCTTGAAGATTTCCGTGGTTCCTTCCTTGCCTAGTGACGTGTATGCGAGCACGGAGATGTCGGCACCTTTCGATGAGGGGTAGGATGGGATACCCATGTCGTGCATAGTGAAGAAGCCACAGGATCGGTAGAACTCAATTTCGCTATGGTTTTCTGTCTCGGTGCGTGCGATTGCGATCTTGCCGTTATTGGTCACACAATCGCAAAACTGCGCGACGAGCTCCGTCTTCCATTCAGCACCGACGATTGTTGAGGCGACGAATTGTGGCGACATCATGAGCAGCTGCAGGAAGATGAAGGGCTTTGCTTCGACATATTCCTTTAGTTCTTTGGGGTTTGTGTGAGTAGCCATGTCGCGCAGTTGTTCCTGGTCGATTTCATTGTCGAACATTGCGAATCCGACGACTTGGCCGTCATTGGTCTGGGCAATGCGTGCACGACTGCCGTATTTCATGATGTGCTGCATGACGAGCGATGTAGTGTTGATTCCCTGGGATTCGAGGAACTTGAGGGTTGCGATGGTTTCTTGGTTGTCGCCGAATTGAAGACGCTTGACATTGGGGTGGCTGCGGATAGCTGGAGGAGGAGGAGGAGGAAGAGGGGTGGAAACGTCAGTAGTGGATGAAGGAGGTGGTGGCGTATACATTCCATCCGCGGTTGCCATGGCGGAGGAGCATTGAAATGATGGCTTTGATGAGGTGGTGGTGGCAGTAGCAGCAGCAGTAGGCGATGTGATGGCGTGTGACATGCTTCGCATCAGAGGGTTGAGCATCATTGGTGTTCCTGGTTCCGACATGGGTGATGATTCATCGGTGTCTTCGAGTCCTTGGATATATCCGGATCCGCATCCGCGGGGACCAGGAGTGGGGACAGAATCGTCTTCGTATTCGATTTCGCGGACTTCGAATGACAATCCGTTATCGGTGTCGGCGGTATTGGTGGCGGAGTTGGGAGTAGCGACTTGGGTGGTGGACATTTTGATTTGACGAGTAGTTGTTGTTTGCTTGATGCTGCATTCTATTTAACGGGACTTTTTCACTTCAATTTTCTGGGACAGGGGGCGAAGCCCCACAGGGGACTCTGTCCCCCACAGGGGTAAACCCCTGTAAGACCCCGCCTACGGCATTGAAGGTTCACAAAGCCTATGGCACAGGGGACTCTGTCCCCCGTAATCCCCCTGGCCTACGGCATTGAAGGGTTGCGTGAGGGCCTATGGCACAGGGGACTGCGCTATAGCATCGATTTTTTCTTGGTATGTATATTTATTCAATGGGTCGTCTTCATTCGGATCATAGGTGGATAGGTTTTTCATTTTGTTTGTTTTCATGTCAAAATTTATTGCCAAAATGTCGTATATTGGCGCAATCTTTGTCAGAGACATGCATTCATCGCCAAGGATATTTTCATGTTCATCATCGATTTGCTCAATTGTCAAACCATATTCTTCACTGGATATGACTTCTTTTTTTGTTTCATCATAATGCGGCATTAAGAATTTTCTAGGCACCCAGTTTATGATACGCCATTTGCTGTATCTGTAGGGGCGTTTACTTACCATATCGCGTTTCCCATTTTCGTCGCGTCTGGTTCTATTTACCCAAACAAAGGGTTTGATGGGTTTGGTGGCGGGGTTGGTGGCTGCGGAGTTTATGGGTTCGGTGGTGGATGATTGCATATATTCGCGCCATTCTTCATATGCAAGGCGTAATTCCCAAATACACGAAAGTTTGAGTCTGCCATGCATATCACGGCGAAAATACGGCTCGCAATCTTTGCAAAACTTATACCCGAATGGATGTTCTCCTGCAGATTCGAAACACATATCCTCTTGTTCTTGTTGGAAGTCGCCACACAGGTAGCATTTTTTTGCATACGTCATGCAAATCGACATGGGGTGTGCGGGTATTTCGCCGGTGACATACCAACGCAGTTCTTCGCTGGTGTAGTATTCGGGGTTAATGCGGCGATGCGGTAGGGAATGGTCTCCCAGGCGGTGTTGTGTGATGAGCTTCGATTGGTCCTGCAAATGAAGGGGTGTCTGGCTGAAGTCGTAAAGCGGGTTTAAAATCGGGGGACGCGGGTTTGGTGACGACGACGACGTATCAATATCAATTACTTTGACCACTATAGATGCGGCACCTGTTGGGTCGTTAGGGTCTTTGGTAAGAACATATTTTGCTGGAACTCCGTTGATATCGGTTTTAGTGTAGTCGGTGTAGTCGGTTTCACTCATGGTTGATGTGTTGCGTGTTGTATTTTATTATGATATAAAAGGTCTAAATCATGTTCAATTTAATGTTATTGAAATACAAATTAAAATAAAATACTTAAAATAAAATATTTAAAATAAAATACTTAAAAATAAAATATTTAGTTATGTTATAAAATGCCTTTGAACCTCTCTTTTTGTGGAACTGCTTCCATCCCGCGTCCTAACGTCTCAGTCTCCGGCTGCGTTAAGTATGACCAACCTAGCCGCAATGCCCCTAGCCCTGCTGCCAAGAACTACGTTTCTAATGGTTACGTAATGAACAACTCTGGTTATTTGGCCAATCCTACTCGCGCTGCGCAGGTTGCGGCCAACAATGCCGGTGCTCTTACTGGTGCCGAAGCTGCTCGTATGGGTCTGCCTCTCGGTGGACGTAAGTAAATGCGGAATTATTAACATCGTTTCTAAAAACAAAAAACAAAATACAAAATATAAAAACAAAACAATTATAACTATCGATGTTTTCAATGGTTATAATTGATGCGATGAGATGCGATGCGATGCTACGCGTTTAGTGTGATTACTTTCTACTTTTGCAACAACTAACTAATGTTCCTAGTCCGATTGTTGCCAATATGGTCGCTATGATAAGAGGCATTGTTGTATGTATATATTGTTGTTATTTTAATTTTTGGTTATTTTAATTTTTGTATAGATAGTATATATAAAAATTAAAATGGAAAGCGGACTTACTATGTTGATGCACTCTGTCATAATCGGTATTGTTTTATACTTTATTATGACAATGGGTTTTAAACAGCGAGCAATCGTTGCTCAGAACAGGAGCTTGGTTTTGGCAGCGATTGTGTTGATTTACATGATTGCATTTGGTCATGGATTACCTGGAAAAGTTAATCGTGATTTGTTTTAGTTAGTTTAATTAGTTTAATAAAAAACGATATAAAATAATATATTTAGTCATATTATAAAAATATAAAATGACTTTGATTAAATTACCCGACCATCCCGTAAAGGTTGCATCTGCATCTGCATCTGCACCTGTTTCCGCACTCGACTTCTCTAGCACCGCTAGAGCTGAGTCACCTTCTGCGAAGCTTTCGTTGAACATCAATGCCTTCAATGGCAATAATACCAACTTTGGTGGAAGATGCAATGGCAATAAGTGAAGTGGTGAAGCGTTGTTGCGTTGTTACACTTTCTAGAGGAAGGTGTTCATTATATGATTATTTTATTTAATAATCATATAATTATATAATGAATAAAACTTTAAAAACGCGAAAAGGGCCATCTTCTAGCGCAACTAAATATAGTGTAGGAACAAAAAAGAAAGGTAATGATGGTAATATGTGGAAAATAGTTAAAAATAAAAATGGCACAAAGCGTTGGTTAAAGATGTCGAATGTTACATTAAAAAATAGAACAAAACATGTGCAATACGTAGATGACATAGACGATGTAAATGACGTAGACGATAGTGACGTTATTAGAAATAAAAATAAAAAGTTATATAAATTCTGGTTAGATTTAGCTGATACAAAACATAGTGTTTTTATTTATAGTGATAAAAGTCATAAAATAATTCGGAAAAATATTAAAGAAGAACAAGAAAAGGCTGAGAATGATACTAACATTATAGCAATTTTAGATAGTGGACCTAGTTTTGATGCTTATAGAGAATTATATAGAAAAGCTGGCAATAAAAGTGTTGAAGAAGTTATTAAAAATTATAAAAAATATTTTAATGAGGGGTCATCCGAAAAAAGAGTATTTTGTTAGCGTAGTTATATAAAAATATTATAACATAGATATTATATCATAGATATTATATCATAGATATTATATCATAGATATTATAGAGAACAAAACTATGCCTACTACACAAAATAAACCTTATGGTGGTTATGGTTATGGTGGTTATGGTGGTTATGGTGGTTATGGTGGTTATGGTGATGGTTTTACTGGATCTAAAACCGCGAGTCAAAGCACAAACACTTCTTTAGGTTGTGTTGGTTGTGCGCCACAACAACCCGTGTCTACTCCATCACCAATGAAAGGATTCGGTAGTGGTGGTGCTATGATTCGTCCCATGTGAGAAACGAGAGAAAGGAGATAAATAATTAAAAAAATGCTTTATATAAATTATCAACTAAAAATATATAGTATCTATAAATGAGTTGTTTATTTAACAGCCTAAGCTATTTTATTAAAGAACCCAGTTGTCAAATTAGACATAAAATATGTAATTATTTAGAATCAAATTTACCTATTCTCGATGGCATTGAGACATCGTGTGTGCTCGAACTAGAGCATAAGTCGGCATCTAGTTATATAACTAGCATGCGTTCTACATCTACATGGGGGGGAGCTATTGAAATACAAGCGGCTTGTAATATTTGGAATATTTGTATAAATGTGCGAAATGATAGAGACCATTGTGAAAAAAAGATTCAGTTTATTCCAATAAATAATCATTATGATAGAACTATTGATATTTATTGGACCGGGGGTCATTATGAACCGATAAGATCTTAAGTATTATTTACATATTTATAAAAACTATATTATAAACTCAAACACGATAGAAAGGAGAGAAAGGAGAGAAAGGAGAGAAAAGAGAGAAAGGAGAGAAAATATAAAAATAAATATAAAATGGATAATGACATGTTAATGTAATTCTCGTTAAATTTGAATCGTTTTTGGTGTTTTTGTCATTATGACTTTCCCTGGTGTTTCTGTGCGTTTTACGTTTTTTATCGGTAAGTAATTTACACTCAAATTTTGTAAATTATTCACTCCTTTTTTTGCATGGATTTTTACCAGAGATGCTGCGCGAATAATGGCCGTAGTGTCGTATTTTCCTGGCTTTGTTATATTTGTTATTGTGGCATGTGCGCTTGGGAAGTCTGCGAGATGAAACCATAATGCATGTTGTGGTGCTGTGCGTATAATAACATCGTTCTCGATTTGATTGTGACCTACTTTGATTTGGTAGTCGCCGTTGAAGATTTCGGTATACATGAATTTTGGTTATTGGTTCTTGTTACTAGTGTTATATATATTAAATATACATCTATTTATATGAATATGTATTATATTCTAGTGTTGAATGAAGAAATATCAATAAAGTAAAAAAATAAAATATTATAAAAATATATAAACTAATGGTGTTTAGAAGAAGTAAATACAGGCGGTCAAATACGAAGCGGCGTTATACCAAACGGCGCGGTGGTTCTCATAAACGAAAGGTTTATCGTAATAAACATGAGCGAAAATCATATAAGATGAGAAGAGGTGGAGGATTTGGGACTAAAACTAATTGTCTTGCAGAATGTGATAAATTAACATACAATACTGAAGCAAAGAAAAGATGCTTAAAAGGTTGCGATAATGCATTCGACCAATATCCACCAGACGATAACTTTCATAATAATTATCCAGATTCACGAAATTATGTAAAAGATCCTGAAAAAAATTATGATCCGAGTAATGATAGGAGCCATTATTAAATAAGTAATAAATATAAAAAATAAAATACTGATGATGATGGTTGTGATAGTATGATAATAGAGTAAAATAGAAATGTTATTATGATATTCATGAATGTTCCTATCAAAATTAAATTGAGAATAACAGAACTTAAATAAACAATGAAAATAAAAATAATATAGGGCAATTTATAATTGCTTTCCGTATTATTTTTATTTATTTATTTGTTTGATTGTTGATTTGTTTATAATTAATATACCATGAACAAAAACAATGAAAATTATAATGAAGAACTGAGAATTATTCCATATACTGCGACATCGTTATCTGTTGTTGGTCGCTTTATATTTATGTTTTTGCTATATAAAAATAAGAGCACAAATAGTTTATCTTTGATATTTTGTATCCTTAGTATATTTTCATCTGCTATGTGGATTTATTATAGTGTTCAGTCAAATGACACACCTATGATCGTGCGTAGTTCGGTTGAGATTTCGCTGCTTTCTTTATCTGCAGTTTATATTGTTCACAATAAAGTGAAACTATATTATGAATCGCTACAGATTTTGCCTGGAGGGTGAGAGGGATGTGGTGGGGGTGAGAAAGGAGAGAAAGGTGAGAAAGGAGAGAAAGGAGAGAAAGGAGAGAAAGATAAATATATAGGATGAACAAATATAAATACATCGTGTAATTGACAAGTATAAACTAACAAAATGAACGACGAACATATGATGAAGAAGTTAGAAGAGCACGCACAGATGAAATCGCAAGCACAAGAAATGCGTTCCAATTTAGAGCAAAGTTTTATGGATGCGGCTGCGCGAATTAAAACACGGACGTCTACGCCGTCAAATGGAGACTTACTTATTTTGTATGGTCTCTATAAACAAGTGACAGAGGGAGATTGTGAGACTGCGCAGCCATGGGCAGTTCAAGTGCAAGCGCGGGCAAAATGGGAGGCGTGGAATAAAAATAAAAAAATGGATAAATTTACTGCGATGCGAAACTATATTGACAAGGTTGAAGAGCTTATGTGTTTGTTAGTTAGTTAGTCAGTCAGTCAGAGTCCGAGTGGAAAATGGTGTCGCCAGTGCAGTCTGTGGTTTGGGAGGAGTATGCATCGTTGGGGTAGTAGTCATTGCCGCCTTCGTCGTATTCTTGGCTTTGGCTTTGGCTTTGGCTTTGGCTTTGGTCGTCTTGGTCTCCGCCTTCATCGTATTCCTCATTTTCAGACATCGTCATTTCCCTTTCACCATACAAAGGTGTGTTTCCAAATCCGAATTGCACCCACTGCTTCATTCTTTTCCCATCCCGCATCACAACTCGCTCATCGTTTTCGTTGAAAGGGGTTGTGTCTGCTTCTATGAGTAGTTGTTTTTTGATGCATTCGTGATCGTGTGCCGATAGGGTGGTGGCGGTGGCGGCGGCGGTGGATTTTCTAGATGTTGATGGTATTGAAACGGGTGACATGGGTTCTCGAGGGTGGTCAGGGGATTCGATGTCGTCGCGATGTGGGTGGTATGGAGATGGAGATGGAGATGGAGATGAAGACCCTGAATTTGAAGTAAATGTAAGTTGCTCTTGCATAAGAGTTTTTAAATGTTCAAGATCTTGCTCACGATTAATACGAAGCATCGTTTCTATTTCAAGTTTTTGTTTCATTTCATCTATTTCGTGCAGTGCTTGGTTATAGTTCCGACGATACAATATTGAATTGGCGTGATACTCACTCGCAAGTTTGTTTGCATGTTCTAGCTGCCGAATAAGTGATTGTTGGACTTGTTCGAGTTTCAATACCTGTCCTTGTAGTCCGCGGACAAATCCTTTGCTCACGTGGATGCCGTCAAAGATGGTGTTGGCGGTGTTGGCGGTGTTGGTGGTCGACATTTGTTTTGATTGATTGTTGTATTCTTGTTTTCTTGCTGTTCGCTGTATTCAAATTATTGGATTAAAAACATTTCAATTTTGTGGGAGGGGAGGCTGTGCCGGAAAATTGAAATTATATATTGGTCTATAATGGAACACAGGAATCATTCAGAACATATTGCAAATATCAACGTCATCATGCAACAAGAACTCAACGCACTTCGCGCACGTATCGCCGAACTTGAGCGCGAACTTGAACAGCAACAACAACGCGTCTCGCACAAAGACTGGATACGCGACAACCTCGAAGAAGCACAGCAAATCATTGACAATATTGTCGGTATCAAAGGAATTACGGAAGACCCACTCAAAGTTGCCGCGGATCTTGAAGGTATTGTGAAACTAACGCCGCATACAGATACAACAAATGCGTCTATTAGTTATGGATGGAATGTCATCGCCGCAAACACAGCCGGAACAATTGATAAACAATTTGTGCATCCTCCCCATGAGGAATTGTATGGATATTAAGGTGTGTATCTGTGTATCTGTGTATCTGTGTATCTGTTAACTAACTCTTTTTTTCATATTTAGTATTTAGTATTTAATACTTAATACTAAAATTTAACATCTTTATCTATTTTCTGCAAGTGTTATATAATACTAACTTCGTAAATGAAAAATTATTACCAAAATGGGTATATTGTCTTACTGCATAATGTATAAAACCTGCAACTATTAATATAATAATAGCAGCATAGATATATTTACGAATTTCTTCATATGATTTTACTCTATTCATCTGTTTAGTGCTTTGTTTTTTCTCTTTTTGAATAAACTCAATCTGAAATTTATACGACTGATCAATAACAATTAATAATAATACAGGAATAGAAAAATACCACTTTGATTTGGTCATCATCAAAAAAACAAAATATACAAAAAATGTGTTTATCCAAATATTAGTTATGTTTAAGTCACTATCGTTGTTTTGGTCTGTAATAGTGAAGAGCAGAAAAAATGAAATTAATCCTACAAAGTGACGAAAATATATATTTTGATTCATTAATTTTTTTATGTCACAACTTACGATATTTGATAAAAATCCGAATAGTAACCATAAATATAAACCCGCAATGGCTGTTCTTGCATCAAACATAAAAGGAGGTGATAGACAAATATTATTCTATATTATTTATAAATATTATTTAGAAGTATTATTTAGAAGTATTATTTCTAAATAATATAAATAAAATTGAAGCGTATAACTCACCTATATACGAATAACAACAAATATCAGCAAACACTACAAACACTACAAACACCACAACAAACCAATCAATCATGTCAATACTCAAATCCTTTATATCCGAGAATGGGACATCTAGCTCCCAGCAGATGACACCTCAGACATCTCCTCTTCAGTTTTCAATGATTGAAATTAATGGAAATTTGTATTACTTAAGCTCACTATATGTAGATGAATGTATTCTTAATTATAGCCATACGATGCCAACCACATTGTTGGATACATTTGTAAAGTATGCATCAGGAATGTCTAATCAAAAATTAACAACAATTGTTTTCAGCCACGCGGATGACCAGTCTCAAGAGAAAAAGGTTGTAGGATTCTGGCATCCGCAATTATCAAAATTCGTTATGAATACGGAGACCGATAAGAGTTCTGAATAAGCCTTAAGTAAGGTCAATGG